AGGGGATGCAGCCGAAAAAATTTTTTTCTTCGCCGCGGTTGTCGCCGGTTCTGCACCGCGGCGGGCGGCTACTCGATGGAGGCGGCGGGCGGTGCTTAAAACCGATAACCACGGCGATAGGCCCACGTTGTAGCATGTTCCCACGCGCCGCGGCCTGCAAACGCCTTGAGCAGCTCGCCCGTCTCGCCGTCGAACACTTCGGCGGCCTCGGCAAAATCCACATCCCCGCAATCCGCATAGATGTCGAGCGTTTCGCCGTAAAAATTTACCATCGTGTCGGTGTGTGTCATTTTCTTGCCTCCTGCTGCTTTGTCCGTTCGGGCTGTTTCCCGTTCGGCTGCATACAGCATAGCACAGATTTTTCGAGCCGTGGGCGAATCCGGGGTCGTAATATATTTTTGCGTAGCAAAAATATATTAAAAAAATTTCACGCAGCGCACGCGCAATGCTGATATTTATATACGCGCTACGCCCGTTGCAGGGCGTTGTCCACCTTTCGATCCCCCGCTGAAAACGTTGCGCAACCAATCCCGCCGAAATGATAACAGACCAGGCGAACCCGATCCGAACCGAACCCGATTCAAACCGAACCGAAGCGGAACAGGCCGAGCCGCATCCGCGACAAACGGGCGCGGCGGTCCGTCCGAGCGGCCGAGCCGGTGCGCGACGATTCGACGGGCAGCGGGCGCGTCCTCGCGCCCCCATGTAACAACGCCTTTACGGCGTTGTCTTGATCACGCAACGCGCGCATGGAGGGCGCACCATGACGAGCAGCGCATCGCGGCGCGCGGCGCGCGCCTCCATGTCACAGCCCCTACGGGGCTGTCTTTATCCCACGCGCGCAACACGCACGAACACATTAACGCACCCGCTACGCGGCCGCGCGAAAAGGTACTGTGGGAAGAAACACCCTTCTACGCGGGTGGCGTGGGCGCGGCTTTGGATTAGTTTTTAATATTTTTTCTATACTTCATTCACCTTTGAGGGGCAAAAAGCGGGCTGCATCAACATAGGAAGAAACTCCTTCCATCAAACGCTACATATTATATGAAAAAATGAACTGGTTGCGCGTAAGCATTTCACTTTTTGCATAAAACCGTCTAAAATGAATAAATGTGGGAAAAGATTGTTATTTGTAGTGTTATTTATAGAGAGGTATAAACACCTGCAAAGAGGTTTTGCGTTCCATTTTTTGAACGGTTGTCATCGTGATATGACAGATTATTTGAACATGAAAAAGCCCTAAAATACTGGATTTTCAGCATTTTAGGGCTTATGTGGCGCGGAAGGAGAGATTCGAACTCTCGCACCGGTCAACCCAGTCTACTCCCTTAGCAGGGTCAAAAGAATATGCCTATTTAGTGCATATTTTACTCGTTATGCTATTTATGCGTTATTTATAGGCACGTTTGGTAAAGTGCTCTTTCGGGCGGTGATCTTATTCACGCCCGCAAGAGCATCCGCGTCTTGCGGATGAGAATACTTGTCGAGCATCTTTGTTGTGCTCCAACGCATGATCTTCTTGATCGTCTGCGGCGCAATATTTTCCGTAACGGACAACGCAGTTGCGGTTGTGTGCCTACAGCTGTATGGCTCCAATTTGCGGCAACCAGCAGCCGCGAGCGCGGCATAATAGTTTTCGTAAAACGCTTTTTCGCTATGCGTCCACACATATCCCTTTTGGGATGTGCTTGCTTCGCATTCTTCGGCAAGGATCGGGACGATTTCATCTGGCAGATAAATCGGAGATTTGCGGCGCACCTTTGTTTTTATGCTCGCGCCTACGATCTGCTGCGTCTCAAAATTCACCATGTCAATTTTCAATCCAAGCGCTTCACCCGGCATCATGCCTGTGTATATCATTATCAACGGGACAGCTGCGCGCCGGTCCCCCGATTCGTACAATTTCCATAACGCGGCCTGCTCGTCCGCGGTGAAAGGCTCCCGTTCCTTTTCCTGCAATTCCGGCAGCGTGATAAAATCCGGCAAGTCCTTTCGCACCCAATCGTCCGCACTCGCAAGCCGAAACAAATGCTTCAATACCGTTTTCATATCGCGGGCGGTATAATAACTACTCGAATTGTCATTTACCACCTTGCGGAGATCAGCGACGGTGATCGTGTCCACGGGATAGGTCTCTATGCTTTTCAGCCGCCGCCACGCGATCTTATACGCGCAAATCTTATCCTTCGATAGCTTTTCAAGATCGTCCTTTTCGTATATATCCCAATACTCCGATAGCTTTGGTGCTTTCTTCGCGTTCTTATAATCTGTCCTGTTCAATTTGTCACAGTACGCAAGGGCTTCGGCTTTGGTTTTGAACCCGCCCTTTGTTTTCCACCGTTGATGCTTCACATCGTTTTCATCCACGCGCCACCCTGCCGTAACGCGAGCTGTCCATGTTTTCCCTCGCTTATATGCGCTGCCAGATCCGTTCGGGCGCTGATGTGTCCTTGCGGGGGCTTTGCGGATAATTGTGCGCCCGCAGTAGCAACACAGGACAGCATCATCCGGCAAATCTCGGTCGCATTTTGGACAAATCATATTCCCTCCTTTTTCGCACCAATACGGTAATGACACATAACATAGACACCATATCATGCGCGATATGCCACATCTCTACACCGCTTCAACCCATAAAATGAAACTATCGCTTGATTCGGAATACCGCACATAATAATCGTAGTTTCCACTATAAATAGGCACAAGCTTGGATTCTGCTTTTGCCGATTCATATACCGACTTCAAATTCGGGATGATCTCGTTTGTCCATACTTTCATGGCTTTAAGATAAGCGGACGGTGCTTCCTCGTCTCCTTTAGAATACCGCCTCCAAATCTCTGCATCTTCATGTGCATCGTATTCCAACGCAGAAAACACCGCCATACACCGAAACAACTTACTATCGCCCGGCGAATTCAATGTCTCCTCCCCGTTACTATTTATCGTGAACATTCCGGTTGAAATACATAAACTATCTTTGTCGATTCCGATCATTCCCGCGCTTACAGAAACGATATAACTATTATCATCCAAGTGAACATCATATTGATCGAACATTGCGTAATCCGACCCATATATAATGTTCGTTGTTGACCCTGTCGCAAATTCGGCAAGTCTGGATGAATACAGTTCGCAAAATTCAAATGCGTTTCGCGGATGCGTTCTCGAATAAACCTTTGGTTCTAATGTTGGCGTTGGTGTTGGGCTTGCCGTTTTTGCCAAATCGACTTCCGAAACAAATGCCGCGCCTACGCTCTCATATTCTTTTCTCATATCACGCTTGCCGGAGCTTCCGCAACCAATCAGAAGCAGCCCTGTCAAAACAACAATGAGCGTCTTTTTCATTGAGCCTCCTAAAAATCCACCTTTATGATGTTCTTTTGTTTTGTATAAGCCCCTCTTGCGCTAAATGACTATCAGCCGCATAACGCGCCATCCGCAAAAGCGTGTTTTTTGCGTCTGCGTTCAAATTGCGGTATATCGTCAACAACTCCAATTCGTCATCGGTAAGTTCGGTTATCATTTTTTCATGTTCGGTGGCAGTTTTATCTTCTATACCTAATAAAAAATCGGCAGACACGCCAAACAACGTGGACAGCATAACAAGTTGGGCGTTTTTTGGCTTATTGCGCCCACTCTCCCACATTCCAACCGTTGATTGTGACACACCTATCTTCTTCGCAAGACTGGCCTGCGATAAGTGCGCCTTTTCTCGCAATTCCTTTAGACGAATTTGAAACATATTACTCACCTACCGATAGTAGGGTATCATTTTTAATGATAGTTTACAAGTACGTAACAAAAAACAATCATTTTAGATGTTGACAAAATCATTTTTTGTGAATATAATCATTTACGATGATTATTTGAGGTGAACAGATTTGTTAAGTGAATTGCGAAAGAGCAACGGTTTGAGCCAGTTGGATGTTGCACAACGCCTTGGCGTCGGACAGTCAACGGTTGCTATGTGGGAAAACGGAACGAATGTCCCCCGCGTTGACAAGCTGATTGCGCTTGCGACCCTATATGGTTGCAGCGTTGATGATCTTCTGTCGGCTGTTGCTACGACCAAGGCGAGCAAGTGAGATAAGAGATGGACAAATGGAAAGAATGTAGCCGAACCACGATACAGCATCCGTGGTTTGCCGGACTAAAGGCCATAGCGGACATATTCAGCGAGGCGGTTCCGTTCCAAGAAAAAGTGCGGATCGTCATCGACTACGACCCGCAAGAAACACATACAAAGGTTTCTATCTATCGACCCACGGAGAAACAGACCCGGGAGGAAGTTTGATTAAGGATTCCGGTGCTTCTTCCAAATTCCAGAACACCCTTAACACTTGCTTCCCGGGTACGATGGAGCAGATGAAGGAATAGCGATCTATAAGATCATGCGCTTCATTAAACTGTTTCTTCGATAAAGATGAAAGGTCGATTTTGAACGCTTCAAGTTTTCCGTCTCGGCGTTCGTGAGTATCGAACATAGCTCATGCCTCCTTTCTGCACAGATAAGGATATGATACCACGAGCCGGACGAGCAAGCAAAGACTTTCTGCAAGAAAGGTTTGACGCGCTCCGAACCTCCTGCAATTTGGAACAGTCTACCCCAAGGAGAGCGTCACGGCGGGAACGGTTTTGTAGGGTTCCGTTCCCGCCGCATCCCATAAAACCCGATGGGCGCGGCGCCGCGCAGCGGCGTTGGTTTTGGCGGCATAGTATTCGCCTTTCGCGCCGTAGTGATAAGGGGCGCTCCCTGCGCCCCCAAGATTTGAAAGGAGTACGGAATATGACGATACAGGAATTGATCGAATGGCCGAAGCCTACTGTCGGCAGCAAGGAAGCATCCGAAATCCTGCATTGTGACCGCTATTTGCTGAACCTTTCAGCCAAAGCAGGCCGTTTGAATATTCCATATTTCTTTTCCGGGAACCGTCTGCATATCAGCAAGGCGGGATTACTGGAATTTTTAGGCTACAAAGGAGGTGCTTACGATGTGGAACGATCCGAGCAAGAAACCACAGACGGAGCCGGACACGCGCCGTTGTTCCGCTCAGTCAAAGCGGGTTGAGCGATCCGCACCGATCCTCCTTTTTACGGCTGCGCTCGGATTCTTTCTTACGCAATACGAACGCTGCGACGGAAACGAGTATTGGGACGGCGTGGACGAAAACGATACCGTCCTGTACTGGTCGGACGATCCCATGCACGATCTCGCCGCCTTATGAAAAATTATAGGGGATGGGGCTTTCGTTTCGTTGATCGGCATATCGAGGCTAAAAAACGCGGGAAAACGCTGATCGCACCGGACGAAAAGACGATGATTCAGAAGATACACGCCGCCGAAGCGGAACAGCGCGACAAAAAGGCGCGGCGGCAGACCTTCTATAAGGTATTCGGTCGTGCGGATAGCATTTGCCAAATCTGCGGGAAAACGTTGACGGGCAAGGATATAGATAACGACAATGTGATTTATTCCGTGTCCGGCAATACGCGGATCGTTCTTTGCCGCAAATGCTATAAACGCGAATACGGGGTGCAGAAATGAGGCGGATATTGCGACTGATTTCATCCATCCCCACGGAATGGATTATTGTGATTGCCGCTTGGATCCTGTTGCTGTTATGGGGAATCGCCGGAATCGTTACGGAAGCATTATTAAAGCGGGCCAGATATAAACGGGACGCACGCTTTTATGAGCAAGCATATAATGCAGCGCTCGATGCGGCTCGGATAAACGAGGATCTTGCGAATTATTATAAAACCCGCGCAGAGGATGCGGAAAACTCTTGGAAAATCGCGCTGCGATTCAATGCATCTGCAATCGGGCGCGAAAACGAACTGCACGAAAAGATAGCAGGGTTAAAATGGGAAAATTCCGAACTTCGGAAGAAATTGGAGGCGGCAAATGACGGTACAGCACGAAGAACAGGAACAGATGAAGGTGTTTCATTGGGCGAGGCTGCAGGAGTGTCTTTACCCGGAACTGCGTCTGCTTCATCACATACCGAACGGCGGGCAACGGAATAGGGTTGTTGCCGCAAAGTTGAAAGCTGCCGGCGTAAAGCCGGGCGTGCCGGATATATGTCTGCCCGTGCCGAGGGGGGGATTTCACGGACTGTACATCGAGCTTAAATATGGCAATGGTCGTCCGTCTGAATATCAAAAGCAATGGATTTCCGATCTTGAGGAACAGGGCTATAAGGTGTCTGTCTGTTGGGGCTGCGAATCTGGGATAACATGATCAAGGAATATCTACGCTTATGACGGCAAATCAGCTTTATAAATTAGAGGTTCGGCATCCCGATTTGCTTTTCACGCCGACAACACACGGCATCTGTTATGCGTCATGCAAGCGCGATAAGGATCATGTCGCTGTACTTTCCAATCGCGGAAGGATTATTTTGAACCGAGCACAAGCGGAAACGCTTGTGCGGGAATTACTGTCCGTGTTTGACATTCTTGCCGGATGCGGTCAGGACATATTGGAATGATATATGCGGGTGTAGCTCAGCAGGAAGAGCACCGGCAGCTTGCGTTCTTTCGCGTTCTTATCGTAAGCACCGCACGCGGGTTCGACTCCCGCCATCCGCACCAAGGGGATGTGTGTGCTTTCAACCGATTCTATACGACCCCGCAAACGGCAAGAAATCGGTGGCAGCCCGGAGAGACGGGCAGCATTTTCCGTTCCACGGCAGACGGTCTGCCTTTTGCGTGAAGTGTGGCGCAAGTCCACTAACGGAGTGGTTCAACTCCACCTCGTGCATAGTGCAATACCGCAGAAACGGAAAGCAGAAGGAGGATTACATGACGGGCAAAAGTGAAAAAGCACAGTTTATTCTGCTACCGCCCAAAGCGGGAACGTGCCAAGAGTGCGCCACGGCGCACGATCCACGTCAGCCGCATAATCAACAAAGCCTGTATTATCAGTACCGATTTTACAGCAAACACGGGCGGTGGCCGACATGGCGCGACGCTATGGCACATTGCACGGAAGAAATAAAAACGCTTTGGATTGACGCACTCGAAGAACGCGGCGTCATTGTCCCGCCGGAGGATCCGGTAAGTAATCCCAAAGAATAGATTTCTCGTTGCAGGTCTTTTCCCTTCACCCTGCACCGAGACGAGCGAAGCGTTACCCCTCTTCCGGCGCTTCGCTCGACAGTTTCACAAATTACGCGCATAAGCGCGATAAAAAGGAGGAAAACCCTACATGAGTAACTTATCCACAATTCCGACAAGCGCCATATCTCCGCTTGACACACTCGCGGAGGAGGCACAATTCTACAGTCAGCGAATCCTTACAGACGGTTTGCAGCTTGGTCGCGTTTTTTGCGATGCAAAGGCGCTTGTGCCGTCCGGCAAATGGACGGAATGGATCACTACTAACGCCGGATGCAGCGAGCGGACAGCTCAACAGCTGATGCAATCCTATACCCGTTTCGGTGGGAACCCTGCCTTTTCTAAACTGGAAAGGTCAAAGATGTTTAAGATGCTGTCGCTCCCAGCGGGAACGGAAGAACAGTTTGCAGCCGAAAACGATCTGCAATCCATGACCGCGCGAGAAATCGAAGCAGCGGTAAAAAAGGCCCGCGCCGAAGAACAGAAGAAAGCAGATGAAGCTGTCGCGCTTGCTGAACAGCGGACGCGGGAGCAACTTCAAAAGGCTATGGATGAAGCCCGCAAAACAGCACAGAAAGCCGCGAACAATAATGCTGATCTGATCGGTAAAAACAATATTCTTGAAACACAAAATGACGCGCTTGCCCGTAATAACGCAGACCTTTCACAACAGCTGATGCAGGCCAACTCTGCGATAGACGATCTGCAATCGCAGTACGATGAATTGCAGCAGCGGTATCTCGACGAGCAAAGCGCCGCCGCCAAGAGCGACGCCGAGCGCATCCCCGTCAGTTATTTTACATCGGAAACATTTGCGGCTGCAGTTCGCCAGTTTATTGGAACAGTATCGCGTATGCCGCACATGAAAAACACCTTTGCAAAAATGAAACCGGACGAAAGGGATCAATACGATCAATTACTTTCGACAGTTGAAAAATGGTGCGTGGACGCCCGCGACGCGCTGAATCATTATGATATTGAGGAGGTGGCCGCATATGTCTAATACCCCGCTTCCTTCTGAACAGACCACATCCATTCTCCCACAAGGAAAGCAGCGTCTTTCACCCGAGCAATTAGAGATCATCCGATTGACCGTCGGCGAGATCATCAATCCGGTTTTTGAAGCGTTTGCCAAAATCCTCAAGAACAACACGGCAGCGCTCGACCAGATTGCGAGTGCTCAACAAGTGCAGGCAGATCGCTTGGAAGCCCTCGAAAAGCAGGTGCGTTTGAACACGCCAGTCACCGGAACACAGGCGACCTATATCAATAACGCGATCCGCGAACGTTCGCGGGTGTTACTGTCAAAGTATGGGCTTGAAAACGACAAGCGGGCGGTAACGCGCCTTGGAAACATGATTCGTAAAAGTGTATTGACACGGTACGGCGTCGGCGGCATCCGCGATATTCCCCGTCATGAATACAGCGTAGCGTTGTCGCAAATCGCTATTTGGAATCAAATTCTACAGATAAAAGACATTGCAGAGGAGGCAAAAAACCGTGAAAAAAATGCTTCGGAATTTACTTAATTCATATCGGATTTTTTTGCTTCACAAACGCGCCTCCGCACGGAAAATAAACAAGGTCAGCGCCCTGTGCGTTGGCCTTTCAAGGCGGTGATTGTTCGTGGAATGGCTGCAGATTGAAACCACTTTACCGGATCATCGAAAGGTTATTCGCCTTGCGTCCGAACTGAAAACATCACGCATGGAAGCGGTCGGGATCGTTGTCTCGTTTTGGCTGTGGGCGATTCATAATCGAGAGGATGGTGTTTTAGAACCATTCGATACCGACACGATTGCCCGTGTTGTGGACTTCAAAGGAAAGCCCGTAAGACTGATTTCTGCTCTCCATCGGTGCGGTTTTCTTGACGACGCGCCGAACGGTTATGTAATCCACGATTGGGACGAGCGCGCCGGTATGCTGATCGACAAGCGAGAAAAAATGCGCGAGCAATCGCGTAACCGCGTGCGTAACTACCGAGAGCGAAAAAAGAAATCCGTAACGATGGACATTGAAGGTTGTAACACCGATTGCAGCGGTGATGTAATGCGTTACAGTAACGACGATGTAACGCATTACAATAGCGTTACGGTAACGCAAGATAGTAACGATAGTAACGCATTAGGTAACGCAGATGTAACGCACCCACAGAACAGTACAGTACATAAATATATTGACGACGACGACCTTCGCGCGGGCGCGGGCGCGGGCGCGCGCGTGTGGGAAGAACTGGACGATACGACAGAGCAAGATACGAAGCGGATCAAGCTCGCTTTTGAAACATGGATAGGGCGAGAGCCTACCCCTGCCGAGCTTGACGGTATTCGTGATGATTGCTATTTACGATTCAACGAACCGGGCGTTGCGATAGCAGCAATACAGATCGCAGGGGCAAACGGCGCGAAGAACCCGCTGCCCTATATTAAGATGCTGTATGCAGACTGGGAGCGTTATCCAGTTAAGTCCGAAAAACAGGCTCTTGCGCTGCACTCGTTGATGACAACAGCCCGAATGAAAGGTTTAGGTTCGTTCGGAAACGATTTCAACGCCATTGCGGCGGGGAAAAAGCTCGACGCGTTTCAAAGGGGGGAGATTGAGATATGAACGAGATTTTTGTAGACAATTTCGCGGGCGGCGGCGGTGCGTCTACCGGGATAGAAATAGCTATAGGACGAAGCGTCGATATAGCAATTAACCATGATCCCGCCGCAATCGCCATGCACCGAGCAAACCATCCGAAAACAAAGCATTACACCGAAGACGTTTTCGCGGTAGACCCGATCAAGGCGTGCACGGGGCGTCCGGTGGCACTCGCGTGGTTCTCCCCGGACTGCAAACACTTCTCTCGCGCAAAGGGAGGAAAACCGGTCGATAAGAAAATCCGTGGCCTTGCATGGGTAGTTATCAAGTGGGCTTATTTGGTGCGCCCGCGAGTGATTATGATGGAGAACGTGCCGGAGATCGTTACGTGGGGGCCACTCGGAAAAGACAACCGCCCGCTAAAATCCAAACAAGGCGAAACCTTCGCCGCATTTATCGGGATGTTGACAACCGGCGTCAATCCAAGCAGAACCGCGATCAATGAAGCGTGCGACGCTATTGGATGGAAAAGAGATTCAATCGAAATGCAAAGCATCTTAAAAAACGGACTCGGCTACACCGTGGAATTTCGCAAGTTGCGGTCATGCGACTATGGCGCGCCGACAACGCGAGAACGGTTTTATATGATCGCTCGATGCGACGGAAAGCCGGTAGCATGGCCGGAGCCGACGCACGCGCCGAAAGATTCCATTGAAGTGCTGTCCGGCACGAAGTTGCCGTACCGTACTGCCGCGGAATGTATTGACTGGTCTATCCCCTGCCAATCCATTTTTGAACGGGAAAAACCGCTTGCGGAAAACACGCTGCGCCGAATTGCACGCGGTATCAAGCGGTTCGTTATTGACAACCCGCGCCCGTTTATCGTAACGGTCAATCACGCCGGAGAACAGTTTCGTGGGCAAATCCTTGATGAACCGCTCGGAACCATAACATCAAAAAACGGATATGGGATCGTTACACCAACCATCATGTGCAATAACACAAACAACGTCGGGGCACCTGTTCAATCTCCGCTCCCTACTGTCACTACCGGAAACCGGAACTACTTAATTGCGCCGTCGCTGATCCAGTATCACACAGAACAGAACGAGGGCGAAGTGCGCGGACAAGCCCTTGATGAACCGTTGCAAACACTCGACACGTCAAATCGCTATGCCCTTTCCGTAGCTGCCATCATGAAAAACTATGCGGGCGGTTATACCGGCCCCGGAAGCGCCGCGGATGCGCCGTTGCCGACGGTAACGGCAAAAGACCACAATTCGCTTTTGACGGCACATATCATGACGCTTCGGCACAACATGGACGGTCAAGACATAAACGAACCGCTATCAACGATCACAAGCGGCGGGATGCACCATGCGGAGGTTGAGGCATTCCTTGTCAAATATTTTTCAACCGGCACCGCACATTCACTTGATGAACCGCTTGACACTATTACAACAAAAGACCGCTTCGCGCTTGTGACAATTCACGGCGAAGAATACATCATCGTTGATATTCGTATGCGAATGCTGCAGCCGCATGAGCTTTTCAAGGCACAGGGATTCCCGGAGGACTACATCATCGACCATGATGCGGACGGAAAACCATATCCTAAAAGCGAACAAGTGGCGAAATGCGGCAACGCTGTTACGCCGCCGACTGCCGCTGCGCTCGTGCGAGCAAACTTGCCGGAATACTGCGGAAAAGCAGATGCAGTCGCATAGGAGCCAATAACACGGTTAAAACGCAAAGGAGGCTTATATGTACACAAATTTAGATTTTTGCGAAGGGAACCCCGGATGTTTATCGTTTTTGCTCGATGCAAACAGGTTGTTTCGCGGCGCCGAAGAGAGCGCGTTCCGGCGAATGGATCTATATCAAATCCGTGGCGCAGCGTTGTACATGCTGTGGAATGATGTATGCGGTCGCAACACAATTCGCGCGATAACCGTTATGAAAGACGAAACCATAGAAGAAATTATAAGGCGCATCAATTACAGCAGCGGGCGCGGGATCCCGTACACGGAAGAAGAATGGGACAACTTTGTTGACACCAGAAGGAGGCCGTTTTGAGAATAAAAGAGATGGAATGTGAATCGACAAACTGCGGTGACGCCTTATGAAAGTCAGCGATTACCTAAAAGAATTGCCGGCAGAAACCGATGTTGATATTTGGGTTCTCGACATACAAGATGTGGCCTATTTATACAACTTCGGAATAGCCGGAATGTTGGCGGCTGATCCGACAAGCGACAATCTTGTATTCGTATCGTCGGAATTTAGGGACACAACCTACTGCGAAATCATAGCAATGCGAAATCATAGCAAGGAGAACACATAAATGCAGCTGAAACAGATCGGTCGGCTTTGTACCGCGAGCAAATCCGTGAACGTTCTATACAAGATCGACGGGAACGGATGCGTTCGTCAATTCGTAGGTGACGGATATTGTTTATACGAGGTTGACGATCTCGGCGAATCTGTCACGCTCGAAATCATGCAGACAATTTTCGACGCCAAACCGGAAGAGCGCGGTCGTTGGGCGTTCAATTCGCAGACGCTCAACATTCATCCGCTGCTTGAGGATTATGATTCGACCGACGAGCCGGTACAAGAAATCCCGATGCGGATTTACTATCTCGGCGTAATGTTCATACCGTTCAAATCGTCGCGCGGGATCATGTTCGTACCTTCACACGATATGAAGCCTCTGCGAGACGAAATCAAGCAAGGCGGCGTGACATTCTTGCGACGTGGAAATTATAACGCGATCCTTGTAAAGAAAGGCCTGCTTGGTGTGATTGCATACATTCAAACAATGCTATTGCCGGAGGGTGCCATCAGAAGTCTGTATGAGATAACCCGTCTCATAGACGAAGATCAAGGCAGTGACAAAAGCGACGAAACTATTGACGATACTGCCCGCGCCACGCAAGAACCGGAAGATGAACAGGAGGGATGAGAAATGAACGAACTGATTAAGAAACTGAAATACTACCGTCGCGCGATCCGGTGGTTGTATCGCCACCGATCAGAGCCGAATAACCGCGCTAAATATCGGCGCATGATGCGGGAGGTGGAAGAATGATAAGCAGAATCATAAATCGTTTTGCTCTTGCGTGTATGCGCTTCGGCGTTTGGATCATAGATCGGAGAGAAGATATTGCTTTTTTACGGCTTCGCACAAATGGCAAGGGTTTTCATGTATTCGCTTTTAGTGCCGACGATGATCCAAAAGCGGCGGAATGCTTGCAATATTTACGGGAAGCAGCTGTAAGACAAATGGAGGTTAGGCATGAAACCGATCTATGAACCGCGTGGCGCTGCGAAAGAATACGGCGATTACGCCATCAATATCTATACCGGCTGCCCGCACGGGTGCTACTACTGTTTCGCACCGAACGTACTGCACCGCGATCGGAAGCAGTTCCATTTGCACGTCGAGCCACGCCCCGGTATCGTTGAGGAAACGCGAAAGCAGCTCGAACGCGAGCAGATCACCGGAAAGCTGATCCATCTATGCTTTACCTGCGATCCATACCCAACCGGCTATGACACGTCCGCGACGCGCGAGATCATAAAGATGCTGAAGGAGCACGGCAACCATGTGCAGATCCTTACGAAAGGCGACGGCAGCTGCGACTTCGATCTTTTGGATAGCGAGGATTGGTACGGTATCACAATATCTTGCTATAGAGATGTCGAAAAGCGGAAAGCAGCAGAGCCGTATGCAATCCCAGTCTTCGATAGAATTTGTAGTCTTCGAGAGGCAAATTTTCGTGGAATAAAGACATGGATATCGTATGAACCCGTTCTTGATGCTAAGGATGTATTGTACTTAATTAAAACGCGGACATACGTTGACCGCGTGAAGATTGGCAAACTTAACTATTACCCATCGGACATCAACTGGGGCGAGTTCGGGAGAAAAGCGGAAGCCCTTTGCCAAGAGCTCGGCATCGACTACTACATCAAGGACAGTTTGCGCGTCGAAATGGAGAAAAAAACGTAATGACAGGCAAAGAAGCATGGTCGATTGTCGCACCCATAATAGCAAGTTTCGGCATGATGGACGCCGAGAAAGGCGAACTACGCGAGGCGCATGTGCTTGTTTATCACGTCTTGAATAAATACGACAAGGAAAATGAGGTGTGGAAGGATGAACCAAAACAAGCGTAAACGCTTCACTTTCATGAATGGCGGCCATTGGCGCGTCAAACTCGGAGAGCGGGAAATAAGGGCACGTTTTGTTGATCTCCTTGCGGCGTATGAAAACCTCGGATTTACGCCGTCCGAAATCAAGCAACAGCTTGACGAATACCGCGCGTACCGCCATGCGTGCGGCTGTCATTCGCCGGAAGAGGTGAAAAATGCGTTAGAAAGAATGAGAACGGAGGAAGAAGACAAGAAGAAGACAGCCGACGGATTCAATCGGTTGGCCGCCGCTGCGCTTAATTCTATCGGACATTATTTTCCATGATTGACGCGGGATTTTACAACATGGATTGCATGGATGGGATGAAAGAGTTTCCGGACGGTTTCTTTGATCTTGCTATTGTCGATCCGCCATACGGCGGCGGTGTGACCAATCCCGACGATGGTTCGGGGGGGGGGTAAATCGCAAGGAATACACGCGGAAATCTCCTTTGTTGCTGCAGACGCGCGATTCGGAAATAAAGGCAGCCGGTTTGAGCGTTACCGTCAAAGCCGAGCGCAGGGGCGGCGCATGGGCACGAAAGTACCTGACGAACGGGGGTATCTTTGACAGCGATATACGATCATGGGATATTGCCCCGTCACCGGAATATTTCGCCGAGCTTGCCCGTGTGAGCAAGAATCAAATCATCTGGGGCGGCAACTACTTCTCGCTGCCGCCGACGCGTTGTTTCCTTGTATGGCGAAAGTTGACGATTTCGGAATCCTTCTCGATGGCCATGTGCGAATATGCGTGGACTTCGTTCAATGAAAACGCAAAAATCTTTGAATGCACGCCGCAGGGAACCGCAGCCGAACCGCGCATACACCCAACGCAGAAGCCAGTCAAACTGTATCAATGGATCCTTGACCGGTTTGCTGAACCCGGTATGAAGATTCTTGATACCCATGTTGGCAGCGGCAGCAGCCTTATCGCGTGTGCGCGAATGGGATTTGAAGCGTGGGGATTTGAGATCGACGAACAATACTACAAACTGGCAGCAGAGCGCATAGCGCGGGAGCTGTCGCAAGGAACTTTGTTTTAGGAGCTGATTACATGATGGTTGATTATATATACCTCGGCGATGCAAGGGAAATGCTTGCGCAACTGGATTCTGATAGCGTAGATTGCATTGTCACATCACCGCCGTATTACAGACTGCGGGATTACGGAGTGAGCGGGCAGATCGGGTTGGAATCCACGCCGGAGGAATATATAGATCGGCTCGTTTCTGTGTTCAATGAAGCACGCAGGGTTCTAAAACCGGACGGAACGGCATGGATCAATATCGCGGACAGCTATTCGGGAAGCGGCAAAGGCGGTGCAAACTACCCGGATAATGCGGCAAAGTGGAAGCAAGGGACAAATCGGGGATCAGTACAAGCACCCCTGCCGGTCACTCACGCGACGAATTGCAAGCCGAAAGACATGATTGGGATTCCGTGGATGCTTGCGTTTGCGCTCCGTAAAGAAGGGTGGTATCTCCGGCAAGATATTATTTGGCACAAACCGAACTGTATGCCGGAATCCGTAAGAGATCGTTGCACAAAGTCACATGAGTATATTTTTCTGCTGTCAAAATCTCCTAAATACTACTTCGATTCGGAAGCTATTGCGGAAGATATTGCAGAAAGCAGCTGCACAAGATACCGACAAGATATAGGCGTTCAAGAAGGAAGCACACGGGTACAGGGTAAAAAGAACGGCAATATGAAAGCTGTTTTTCCAAGATACGGCGGGAAAAAATATACTGAGCATCCGGAACAGTTTTACCGAACAAAAAGCGGTTCTTTATACCTCCCACGGCCAAAAAGAAATAAGCGGGATGTATGGACGATACCAACTGCAAGTTATAAAGAGGCTCATTTCGCAACATTTCCGGAAAGGCTTGTCGAACCGTGCATTTTGGCGGGCTGTCCAGCGGGTGGCATCGTTCTCGATCCGTTCATTGGAAGCGGAACGATCGGCTATGTAGCACATCGACTCGGGCGACACTATATCGGATGCGAAATCAACCAGGACTATCGGGAACTCGCGCTGAAAAGGATTGCAGCGGCAGCGTATCAAATCAATTTACTATAGTTGGATATAGGGCCATTATTTTAGGAGGACTACCGTGGGAACAATCGTTATGCTTTCTGTGAAACCTCGATACTGCGAACTTATTGCGAACGGAAAGAAAACTATCGAAATAAGAAAATCAGTACCAGACATGGGAAAATCGGTATGCAAAGAATTAATCGGGGAAGGTAAAATAAAGGCGTACATATATTGCACAAAAGGTGGCAACGACCGGAATCCGAGCATGAATCTTTGGAAGTCGGATTCTACCGGATTTAACTGGCTTCTTAACGGCAAAGTTATTGGGGAGTTTTGCATATACGGATTAGATATTGAGAGCTATTGCTATACCGACTATGATTTGCGTCACATAAATCGAGACGAATGGACAAACCGACTTCTCCAGAAGGCTTGCGTGACAAGAGAAGATTTTATACGCTACGCAAAAAGTGAAAAATGCTATTCGGATATTCACTTCTGGCCGATTTACAATCTAATTATTTACGATAAGCCGCGTCCGCTTTCTGACTTTTGCAACAGATCATCGGTATTTGAAAACGGTAGATTCAGTGGAATAACGAAGCCACCTCAATCGTGGTACTATTGCGCGGAGGTATGACGGGGTGAAGCGAATCTATATCAGCGGGCCGGTTACAGGGACGGATGATTATGAGCAGCGTTTTTCCGAAGCGGCTGCTTTGCTACAAAGCCGGTATGCCATATTCGTCATAGGAGATACAAAACGTATCGTTCCAATAAACGATGCAGACGGAGGTATAATTGAAATTCCACACAATGGCAGAATAATCCCGATTGACTTCAACATTGTTGTTAACCCGATTGAGATCACAAGATCGTTACCGGTAGATACAAAATGGCGAGACTACATAGACATAACGCTTGCCGCACTGCGAACGTGCGACGCGATCTATATGTTGCGCAATTGGGAAAAATCCAAAGGCGCGACGATTGAAAAGCTCTACGCCGAAGGGTCCGGCATGAGGATATTTTATCAGGCAGAACAGGAGGATGAACATGGAGCAGAACGAGAATAAGCCGAAGCGCCGCGAAATCGTTGCACCGGACTTTGAAAGCCGGATCAAAGAACAAGCCGATTCCAAAGCGGATAATGAGCGTTGGAAATCGGACGGAAACTGTAAGTATTGCCGCCGCATCCACTATTGCGGGAAAGTATGCGCCGCCGCAAAAATGCGGGAATACCGCAAGCACGGGATCATGCTCCGCTTTATGAAAGAAACAGCGGATCGCATCAAAAACCACAAGGATGCCCTTATCGCGCTTACTGCCGTTGACAAGAAAGCGGACAAGCCGCACAGTACGGAAGAACTCGACGCACTTCTTACACGACTGGAAGCGGTTGCGACGAGAGATCATGTCGGTATCGACACCGTTACAGCGGGCGTTTGCGTACAGGCTGCGCTGAACCACATAGACCTTGATACGGTTGTTATGTGGATGGAAAGTGAACAATAAGCGCGAACGTTCGCGCCTCGGAGGAGAATATGACAAATCAAGAGCCGATCAAAGTCAACAATAAAGATATTCCGCTGCTTTCGCGGGTGCTGTACATCATGCAGGATATTGCTCTGTTGGAAAAGAAACAAATTTTTCAACGTGATATTATGCTGAATATAACACAGCATATTACCGGTATGCCGTCCGGCAAAGGCACGGCGCGCGGCATAGACGATATGCTCGGAATACTATCGGAGCTTGGCAGCGAGTACAACGAAAAGGTGCGGGAGTATACCCGCGACCTAAAAACCGCCGAAAGGATTATAAACGGCATTCCGAGCGTTACTATGCGGACATTCGTAACTATGCGCTATATGTTCGGTATGCCTAAAAAGACGATCATGCGAGAACTGAACCTTTCGCGTTGGGGGTTTGACCGCGCTGTTCGCGCGGTCGAAAATGCGCCCAATATGGCATCCGTAAAATGGCACGAGCGCTATATTTTGATTGACGAGAACGGGCATCCGAGAAAAAATATTTGAAAATTTCAAAAAAACTGTTGATTTTGCACTCTTGACAAGTTATAATGCTAATGTCGCAAGAGATGGGTAGAGCCGAGCAGCGTATAAGCACTCGGCTCTTTCGTATTTTTGGCGTTCTGGAGGTGGTCACATGGCAGATAACGGCTTTATCGTTGAAGTTGACGCCTCCGATGTCGCTGCGCTTTGCGCCGTCATGAAAGCATCTATGACGCAAGCGAATTTCGACAAGGCGATTAACCGCGCCGTGAAACGAACGGCAAAGGGCGTTAAGCGGATTGTATCAAAAGATGTTCCGCAAAACTATAAAGTCACTTCAGGACAAGTTGGAAAAACTATATTTGCCCCGCAATATAGCGGCAGCGGCGGGAATATTTCTTGCGCTATCCCGATTCGCGGCGAACGCGGCAAGATTGGTCGCGCAGGACTTTTCAAAAACGTGCGCGGCGGCGCTCACGGCTGGAATGTGCACCCGTATAAAGTACGGGCCGAGATAGTTCGGGGACGATATACGACAATGGATGCACAAGGCGGCGTAGCACCATTTCGGAATCTTTCAGCTTCCGGCTTAAACGGCTTAGCCTTTACACGCAAAGGTAAATCACGTTTGCCAATAAAGCCGATTGTCGGCATGGCTATCCCGCAGATGCCGTTAAATCTATCAGAATCGTCCGTGCAACAGGACATTGCAGATCGGTTATACCGAGAAGTTGAGCATGAATGCTTGTATTATATGGGACGAAATTAACGGGCATGGAATTATCAAAAAAAGAGATTGCAGAACTGTCCGGATATACCTATAGATGGCTTCACGAAATAGATATGGCACTACCGGACGATAAAAAACTATTCGTGAAAGGCGAGGGCGGCAAGTACGACCTCGCTATTTTTATGCGCCGATGGGTTGCGTATAACGTACAGCGTGAAAAAGCCGCGGCAGACGATCTTGATGCAGTTAAAGCGCGTCATGAAGTTGTCAAGATCGAAAAGACCGAACTGGAAGTAGCGAGATTACGCGGGGAATTGATCGACAAGCACGATGTTATAGCATTATGGGGTAACGTAATATCCACGGCAAGAAAAAATCTGCTTGGAATCGCCTCCGATCTCGCGCCTGATCTTGTCATGCTCGGTTCCGTCGAAATGATACAAACCCGCATTGAAACAGCGATCACGGACGCGCTGATCGACACAGCAGATACGCCGATACCGGACGGCGAACCAATACCCGAAGAACAGGATGAGCAGATCGCAGAAGGAGAAGAAACGGAGGTATAACAATGAGCGCGATCAATGATCTCGCCCGTTATGCCTTTGAGCTTTTTCGACCGCCGAGAAAATGGACTGTTTCCGAATGGGCCGACGCGAACCGCTTTTTGGTATCATCAAACGGTGCGAAACAAGGCCGATGGAGAACCGACAAAGCCCCGTATCAACGGGAAATCATGGATGCGTTCGTGGATCCGTTTGTGTCGGAAATCGTTATTATGTCATCCGCGCAGGTCGGCAAATCGGAAATTGAGTTAAATATGCTCGGTTACGCAATCGACGCCGATCCAGGCCCGATTTTATATGTCCAACCGACAAAGGATGCTGCCGAAGAATATTCAAAGCGCCGTATCGCGCCGATGATCGCAAATACACGATGTTTGCGGGAAAAGGTGCATCAAGCCAAAGGCAGAGATTCCGCAAATACCATCTTCATCAAGTATTTTTCGGGCGGTTCATTGAACATCGTCGGCGCGGGCAGCCCTGCCGATCTTTCATCAAAGCCAATACGGTATGTGTTTATGGACGAAACAGACCGCTTCCCGCCGTCGGCGGGCAGCGAGGGCGATCCGCAATTACTTGCCGAACGCAGAACTGAAACGTTTCGGCACAACAGAAAAATCGTCAAGACCTCCACGCCTACGATCAAAGGCAAAAGCAATATCGAGAAAGACTATATGAAAGGCACGCGCGAGGAGTGGCAAACTGAATGTCCGTATTGTCGAAATTACAGTTTTATACGCTTTGACAATATCATATTCGATCATGAGGCAATTACAAACGAGGTCGGCGATAAGGATTTTTTTGTAACAAATATTCGTTGGCGCTGCCCTATCTGCGAGCGCGAAACGAACGAATACGACACGAAACGCCAGCCGGGTAAATGGGTGTCACAAAATCCGAAAGCGATAGAAAACGGCATCCGTTCATTCCGAATGAACGCCTTTATGTCACCGTGGAGCAGTTGGAAAGAAATCTGCTTGAAATTCCTGCAGGCGAAGGATGATGCCGAACTACTGAAAGTATGGAAAAACACATATCTCGGCGAATCTTGGGAAATCAACAGCCGCAGCGGGATAGAAAATGAAATGTTCGATCGACGCGAGTATTACGACGCGCAGGTGCCGGACGGCGTTCGTCTATTGACGATGGGAATTGACACGCAAGACAACCGTTTGGAATACGAGGTTGTCGGGTGGAACAAGCAAGAGGAATCATGGGGCATAGAATACGGGATTATTCCCGGCCGACCCGATTCCGACGCCGCCGCAATAGAAGTGCTGCGGCTCATGGATCGTGAATTTACCCGCAAGGACGGGCGCAAAATGCGCATTATGGGAGCGTTTTGGGATTCTGGCGGTCACTATACCGAGAAAATCTATAAGCATTGCGCAAAGCTCGGAACACGGCGCGTTTGGGCGATTAAAGGCGAGGGCGGCGACAAGGAATATGTCACACCTATGAAGCGGCCAAAGGGCGACAACGCCCTGCGTTTCATCGTCGGTGTCAATTCGGGAAAGGAAATAATTATGCACGATGCGGGCAATACGGAAATCGGCCCGCATTATATGCACTATCCGAACAATCCAGAAGCCGGATATACGCTCGAATACTTCAAAGGACTGATCTCCGAACAGATGGTGATTCACCGGCGGGGCGGTCAATCCTATTTAACTTGGGAAAAAATCAGAGAAAGAAATGAACCGCTTGACTTGCGCAATTACGCGCGCGCGGTTTTTCACTTTTTCAACTGGAAGTGGGACGATATGGAAAGGTTACTCTCCACACCGAACGGAACCGAGCCGCAACGGGTTTTAACCAAGGCGCAGTCAGAAAAAAAGAAACGAAAAACGGTTGTTTCAAAAGGAATCACAGTTTAGGAGGCACAATATGGCGATCACATCCGGGTACACGCTCGAAGAAGCTCGGGAAATGCTTGCCGCATGGAAAGCTGCTGAAAAAGCTCTTGCGTCCGGTCAGGCGAAAAGATACAGAATCGGAACGCGAGAATTTGAGTCCGTCGATCTTCCCGATATTGCGGCACGCATCAAATACTTTTCTGATCTCGTCGAAGCATATTCCGGCGAGGTTCGGACGAAACGTGTTGCCCGCGTTATCCCGCGCGATCTATAAGGAGTGCAAGCATGTCAAAATATGAATCCAAATTTGTCGAACGCCTCGTGTTCGCTTTCAGCCCGAAGCGCGGAAATGATATGTTTCGTAAGCGTGTCATTTCCGAACGCGAAAAGGAAGGAGCGAACAAGAGCGGCAAAGACGGCTCAAGGGGCTTACCCAAAGCAGCCGCGACTGGATACGGGAATCACGGAGCGAGTACAACCCTCAACAGCATGGTCGGTTGGATCGTCGGAGGCGGCAGCGCGGAGGACGATATTGACCTACAGGGATCGACGCTCCGAAAAAGAGCGCGTGATCTATACGCAGGCGGCGGCGTTGCGCGAAGCGGACCCGCTACTCTCGTTACAAACACGGTAGGATGGGGCATACAGCCGAAGCCGAAAATAGATGCCACGCAGCTTGGACTTTCGGATGATGTAGCAACGGAATGGGAACGAAATACGCTGCGGGAATTTCTGCTGTGGGCTGAATCACCTATGTGCGACGCGGAAAGGCAATCGAACTTCTTCGGACTGCAAGAACTCGCTTTCCGTTCTCAACTTGTCAGCGGGGACTGCTTCGTGCTATTCGGCATGAAAGAGAATAAACAGAACCCGTACCAAACAACGATCCGCATACTGGAAGCTGATCGCGTCGGAACACCTGATGCGACACAAGGCGATTCCGAAAGTACGGCGACCACAAGCGGGCGCATTATTGACGGCGTGGAGATCGACAAAGAAGGGACGGTACTACGCTATCATATCATGAACAGGCATCCGCTTTCGGAGAATGCCGAAGATGAGGTACAATACACGCCCATTGATGCGTTCGGTGCGGAAACAGGCTATCCGAACATCCTTCACCTTATGACGCAGGAGCGTCCCGAACAACGGCGCGGCATACCGTTTGTGAGCGCACAAATCGAGCAGATAAAGCAGCTTGATCGCTACATTAACTCCGAACTTGCTGCAAATGTAGTGTCCGCCATGTTTACCGCCTTTTTGGAAAGCGACGAAGACACGGGCGTATCTGCCGTGCAGGATTCGATAAACGAAGAAGATAAGGTTTCGGATGATGACTTGAACATTGAACTTGCCCCCGGCGCGGTATACGAATTGCCGCCGGGAGTGAAAGTAAATCAGGTGAATCCGATGCGGCAGAATACCCAGTTTGAAGCGTTTGTTTCAACGTTATTCACGATCATCGGCGCGAGTATGGAGATTCCGAAAGAGGTTCTTATCAAAAAATACGAGAGCAATTACACGGCTGCCCGTACCGCGCTTTTGGATTTTTGGCGTACCGTCCGCGTTTATCGCACTCGGTTCAATACAGCGTTCAATAAACCGATATATGAACAATGGTTGTCCGAAGCCGTTTCGTCCGGTCGCATTGATGCGCCGGGCTTTTTTGATGATCCGGCTACACGCCGCGCATGGTGCGGCTGCTTATGGATTGGCGCGAGTATGGGGCACGTTGATCCGTTGAAAGAGGTGAAAGCAGCTGTCGAGAGAATCAACATCAACGCATCTACGCAAGAGCAGGAAGCTATGGAATATAACGGTTCCGACTGGTACGAAAATGTGCGACAGCGCAAGAAAGAATTGACGGCGCTGTCTGATGATAACAGCGATAAAAAAGGAGGTAGTGACAATGCCTAATCGTCAAATGTTCCGGCTTCGATATTCCGCACCGAGAATGGCGGCTGGAAGCGACGAAGCCGAAGTAAAACTATACGGTGAAATCATCACAGGGATGCCGGAAGACTGGAAATGGGACAAGGAGGACAAAAGCGCTTCGGACTTTGATGCAGCGATTAAAAAAGCAATCGCCGATGGCGCCCGAAATCTCCTGTTACGGATCAACAGTCCGGGCGGCTATGTCAAAGAAGCTGTTGCTATGCGCTCGACGCTCGTAACCGCAGGCTTTGAAAAAATCAAAATTCGCATTGAAGGACTGTGCGCGTCGGCTGCCACGATCCTCGCCACCATCCCCGGCGCTCACGTTCAAATCGCACGCGGCAGTGAGTACATGATCCACAACGCATGGACGTGGGGATTTGGCAATGCAAACGATTTATCAGAAATCGTTGAATCGTTGCAACGCACGGATGCAGACCTCCGGGAATTTTATGTTGAGCGAACCGGAAAATCCGATGCGGAAGTTAAAGCGTGGATGGATGCGGAACGATGGTTTACCGCCAAGGAAGCCGTCGAAAACGGTTTTGCCGATGAAGTCTTACCGGAAGAAAAGGACATACCCGCGGTTGCGTGCGTGTCCGCTTCTGCCATGAATGCCATGCGCGGGATTTATAAAAATATTCCCGAAGCAATCACCGTCAGTAACGAATCTCCGACTGTTGCCGTCGGCGTTTCGACTGAAATAAAGAAATCCGAACAGAAGGAGGACCCGATGGACATTAAGGACATCACCAAGGAAGCACTCCAAAAGGAGAACGCAGCCCTGTTTTCGCTTATCGCCGACGAAGCCGTGAAAGCCGAACGGCAGCGCATTCAGGACATTACCGATCTCACTCTTGAGGGGTACGAGGAATTGGCCGAGAAGGCCAAAGCTGACGGCACGAGCGCTATGGATTATCAAAAGGCGCTCGCGGCAGCGCAGCGCGAAAAGAGAAAGAAGTTTTTGACCGACCGCAAAAATGAGCTATCCCCCGCAGCGAAGGTTGAGGGCGGCGAACCCGCCGACGTTGACAAGAAGACCGACGATGATTCCGAAGCGAAGGAGCTTGCGCAGATTGCGCAGAGCGTTCATAACAGCGGGAGCATCGAAACCATGAATTGATCGGAGGTCAAAATGAGCAATTTGTATACCAAAATCGACGAGTATAAACCGCAGTATCTTCTGGCAGACGGAGAGGGTGCGGAACTGATTGCTATTCCGTGCGAACCGGGCAACGGCACCGTAAAGCGCGGCACTATCATGTATCGCAAGGCGAGCGGCTTGTACGCTCCGGCCGCTGCCGCTGCCGCCGTCGACACAAACTATCTCGTCGTTCTCGATGAAACCGTTGACACGACGGGCCGCACGATCACAAGCGGCACCGTTGCAGAAGATGCCCGCGCATACCGTTCCGGCAAACTGATTCGCGGCAAGGTAACGCTTGCGAATGACGCCGCGGTAACGCCTGCCGTCGAACTCGTGCTGCGCAAGCAGGGGATCGTCCTGTCCCCGATGGACAGCACATCCACCTTTAATAATGTTGTTTCGTAAGGAGGCATAAAACACATGAGCATTTACGATACCGCTGTAATGCTGAAAGCTGTCGAGCAGTTTCCGCGCGATTATTCGTTCCTGTACGATTACTGCGTGGATTCGGATAATCCCGTAGAGGATTCCGAAGCGATTTACGACTATCGCAAGGGTTCTTTGCGCATGTCGCCTATCGTGCATGATTACGTTGGCGGCGTCCTTATGGCACGTGACGGATTCGACACGCGTAAAATCGGCTTCTGCCGCCTTGCGCCGGAACGCATCGTCACGATCAACGATATATCCAAGCGTTCCTTTGGTGAGAATGTCATGGGCGCAAAAACACCGGAGCAGAGGGCGAAAGAACTCCTTGCTCGCGATCTGACGGATATGAAACAATCGAATCAGCTTCGTCGCGAGTGGATGGTACGTCAAGTTCTGCTAACCGGAAAACTTGAGATTTTCAAGTATACCAATGAAGGTCGTGACAAGGAAACCACGATGGTTGCCGATTACGGGTTCACCAACAATTTCTCGCCGGATAATGCGTGGGACACCGCAAACGCCACTATCGACGAGGATATGCAGGAAATGTGTGATCTCGTATATGATGGCGGCGGTTATATTGATCGCTTCCTCATGCACCCGAACGTTTTCGCTGCCATGAAGAAGAACAGCAATTACATCAAGCAGTTTGATGGATTGCATGTCAACATGGGCGAAATCAACACCCGGTATATGACTGCGGGCATTCGCTTTGTCGGATGGAACTCCGATGGCGTGGAAATGTATACCGTTTCCGGCAAGTTCGTGAACGATAATGGACAGCACGAGTCGATCATCCCCGGAGGAACGATCGTCGGACTGAGCCGCGGCATTATGAACGCGCCGCACGGTCCGATTACGCAGGTCGAGGATCCCGGTCAGAAGGGAGCACCGAAAACCTACATCAAGAAAGAGGTGCCTCTCCGCATTGCAAACGTCGGCACGAACAGCGTAACGACGCGGCTCACTTCCTGTCCGACAGTTGTGCCGGTAAACGTAGACGGTTGGGTTGTCGGTCACGTCCTGTGAGGGAGGATGAACGTAATGTACGTTGCCAAGCATTATGTCCGCATAAATGGCGTTGTATACACGCCCGGAGAAATCATCCCCTCCGTTAAAAAGGAATCTGTGAACCGACTTCTCGCCATCGGTGCAATTTGCATTATCGAACCCGTCGCAAAAGAGGAGAACACGGAAGGAGCTGCAAACTCTGCGCCTGATTCCTTACCTGTGGCCGACACTGATTCGGAAACTGATCTGACGAACGATTCTACCGATGATTTGGAAACCGAGCCGGTAGGCGATTCTGCCGTTCCCAATGATGCCGAGATTCCCGAAATTGACATTACGGACGGCATTGTCACCGAGCAGCCGAAGAAAAGAGGTAAGAGAAAATGAGAGTAATCATGCTCGACACGAAACAGCCTGCCGAGGTTTCCGACAGTTACGGCGCTCGGCTGATCGAGCAGGGTTACGCGATTCTTGCTCCGAAAGAGCAGCCTGAGAAGCCGGAAGCATCCCGCAAAAAGAAACGCGGGGGTGACGCATAATGGCGCTTGTTGATCGGATTGCAGCCGATGTGACGCGCGTATTCATGCAATTTGACCACTTCGCGGAAACGCACTATTGGAACGGCAAAGAAATTATTTGCGTAGTTGATGAAGAAGCGGCAATAAAGCGAAAGAACAACAATGTAAACGATATATCGTGGCAAGAAAACACCCGCGAAAAACTCGTTTACACGCCGGTTGCCACTTTCCCCGATAAACCGGAACCGAATACGCAAGTTATTTTTGATGAACGAACAATGCGAATCCGCGAAGTGAACGAGGACATGGGCGTTTACTCTATTCGCTTAACTTCGTTTGATCCACGGGAGGTATATTGATGCGAACAAGAGAAAGATTTTTAAAACTCAAAAAATGGGCTGAGGAAAATCTTTGCGAAGGTCGCGTAATGAAATGCCCGTCACCCGATTGGAACATAGCGAAAATCACAAGGCAACAGCCGAAAGTATATGTCGCTTGGTATCCGATGCGGATGGATCAACGAGGCAATATGCAGATTCCCGAAAACTTATCACCGAGCATCCTCATTATGCCGGTCGTATCGTATTCCAAAATGGTCGAGGAAAAGCGATTCGATCAATACCACGGCGTTCATCGGCCGAAAGACCTCGGGAATCAACTGTCCATTCAAATGCTGTTTTCTGTATATGAGCCGGGTATTAGATTGCCCGGCTTTATTGACAGCGCAGGCGAAAAAGGGAAAGGCCTTGACACATCCCTTTTTATCGAAGGCACCGAAGAAGGGTTTTTCACCCTCACAGACTGGATGGATGATGCAGTAACAGCCTTATTGCGCGATATGTGCATCCCCGGCACGGATATGTTTCTTAACGAAGAAACGCTCACGCGGTCGTTGTATACCGATCAGCAGTATGTTACTGACCGCCGACCCGTCTATTACGGGTTTATCAACTGTACGTTCGGCGGTTACGCCGATCAAGGCAAAAGAAAAATCGAATCACTACTGAATTGAGGAGGAAAACGAACCTATGAACGGTTATCTTCATGGTGCGTACTCCGAAATTTCGGCTGTTGGCACGAGGGTCGCAGCCGAATCGGAAAGCGCCATCGTTTACATCGGCACCGCTCCCGTTCACCTTGTCGAGGGCGGTGCGCAGAACGTGAATAAGCCCATCAAGGTCAATAATATTGCGGAAGCCCGCAAATATTTCGGCTATGATGACAATTTCGCGTCCTATACCCTTTGCGAAGCCATGAATCTGCATTTTGAGCGCAAGGGCATCGGCCCGTTGGTATTTATCAACGTACTCAATCCCGAAGCGGTAAAGTCCGAGCAGAAGGTTACGCAGAATCTCACGCCTACGGGCGGCAAAATCACGATCCCGAACGCAAGCAACATCTATGTGGATAGTGTTGAAGTCACGGGCAAGACCAAGGGAACGGATTACAGCGTGGCGTATGACTATACGAAGAAGGTACTGACGATTTCCGCGCTTTCTTCTGGTTCTCTCGGCACGGCGGCTATCGCGGTCAAGTATTACACCGTCGATCCGTCCTCTGTAACGACGGCAATGGTGATCGGCGCGTCGGATGACCTTGGTACGAATACTGGTATCTTTGCCGTTAAGGATGTGTACCCGCTTACGCACATGATCCCGTCCTTTATCGCTTGCCCGGGGTTCTCTTCCGTTCCTGCTGTCCATAGCGCTATGCTCGCAAACTCCCAAAAGATCAATGGACATTGGGACGCATATCTTTTCGTCGATCTCCCGATTATCGACGGTGAGACGCCGGTTACTCTTGCTACTGCGGCAACGTGGAAGAACGCGAACGGTTACACCGCGGAGAATGAAACCGTGTATTTCCCTCTCATCAAGGGAACGGACGGTAAGACCTATCATATCTCCGTACTCGCTGCGGCGAACTTCCAAGAGCTGCTGACCGAGCAGGACGATATACCGTATCGCACGGCATCCAACACAGAAATTGCGCTTGCACAAAATCTGTATTTCGGCGCAGGGCGCGATGGGCTTGTGATTGATGATGAACTCGTCAACAAGTACCTCAATAAGAACGGTATCGCGTCGGCTGCATTCGTCGGCGGGCGGTGGGTTGTATGGGGCGCGCACTCCGCGGATTATTCGGAATCCGATGCCAACCAGATCAACGTTTCTGAAACCACTCGCATGATGCTTTATTACCTCGGCAATGATTTCCAAGCGCGCCGCATGGCAGACGTCGATCAGCCCATGACGCGGAACACGCTCCAGTCCATCGTTGCAGAGGAGCAGGCACGCATCGACGCGCTTATTTCCATCGGCGCGTTGCTCGACGGTGATGTGTCCCTTGATGCAAGCGCGGACGACAGAAGCGACCTCATGAATGGGGACTTTGCTTTCTCGTTCAATGTCACGACTACGCCGCTTGCGAAGTCGCTCACCGCGCGTGTCAACTGGACGGATGCTGGCTTCGCAGTTTACTACGATGCCCTTGCAGACTAAAGGAGGTATACAATGTCGCAGACGAAGATCTATAACAATGTTGTCGATCATCGGACGCTCGATAACGGCAAAGTTATCGAGGATGTTACGAGCATCGGTCTCCCGCCTCTCAATCACACGACGAACAACATTGATGTTTCCGGCATGGCCGGCGGCATTGATGTTCCCGATACCTCGCATTATGAAGCAGCAGAATATTCTATCGCACATAATAACGGGGTGAATGCACACCTTCTGAATGTTCCGGGCAAGCACCAGCATGAGTTCCGTCTCGCACGGCAAAACTTCAATGTTGCCAAGACTGAAATGGCACACGAATCGGTCAAATATCGTTTGATCGGTTTATTCAAAGGCAGACAGCGCGGCAATATTGAGCGCGGCAATCCGACGGGCTACACGGACACCTATTCGCTCGTGCGTCTGGAGGAGGAAGTTAACGGAAAGGTTGTCGAAATCGTTGACTTTGCTGCAGGCATTGTCCGTCATAACGGCAAGGATTATTCCAACGAAATCCAAAACCTTTTGAAGTAACGGACTGATATAGGAGGCGCGAACGTTCGCGCCTCCTATCGCTTAATTCCGACGAAAGGAACTCGATCATGGAAGAAATCAAAAAGTCTGAGGAGCAGAAGCAGGAAAATTCATTGACGCCGGAGCAGCAGATGAAGCAACGAACCGAGCAAATCAAGATCGCGCGGGAGGTTGCGAAGGACGGAAAAGGCGTTTTGAAACTGACGCGGCCTGTCCATGCGAACGATCAAGAGATCAACGAACTGTCGTATGACTTTTCCGCGTTGACAGGAATGGAGTACATCGAGGCTATGGATTCCGATCCGAACGCCGCCGGTTCCTATGCGATCTCGTCAAGACAGGCGATCACTCTGTTTGCGATTGCGGCCGCAAAGCTCTCAAAGCCCGCCGACAAACAGGACATTCTGCGCGATCTGTTTTTCATGGACGCGCTCAAAGCGGAGGAACTCGCAAAACTTTTTTTCAACCTCGCGTCGGCGATGGGAAATCAGCGTTTGTCCAAGATGTAATAGTAGTTGGGCGTTATTCCGGCACATCTGTAACGGATCTTCTTTCCCTCCCGATCCCAATATTTCACGACATTTATATAGGGTGCGTGGAAATACAAGAAAAGACGAAAAAGAATTAGGAGGCACGAATGAACATCATATACGAAGGTACAGACATTTCCGATTTCGTTGCGGTTCGTTCGTGCCTCTTTTTCGATTATGCAGGAGATCAGCTTGATCTTCTTTCTATTGAGTTTGACAATGCGCGGGCGTGGCATGGATGGCAACCCAAAACCGACGACCGCATTACTATAGTTGATGGCGCTTACTCGACGGGGATCCTATATCTCTCTGCCGTCGAACCGAAAGATGATCGTTACAAGATTGTCGCTACATCGGCGCCTACTGCCGCAAAGGGCAAAGGATGGTGTAGTTTTCAAACGCGGACGATCGGCGAGATATTCAATATCTGCGCCGCCGCGTGCGGCATGAAATGGGAACTGTACGGCATTGACCGTAATGCGTCGATCCCCTACATTGAGCGCGAAAACGAAAGTTGCTTATCGTTCCTGCAGCGGTTGATGAATTTAGAGGGCGGTACGCTGAAATGCGTCAACGGAACGCTTACGGGCATATCCTATGCGTTCGCGCAATCATTGAGCAGCACACAAACAATTCAAATTCTTTCCGACGGACAAGGCGCGAAATATACAAGCCGCGCCGACCTTTTGAAAAAATCAATTACAGTCCGAACGCCGTTTGCATCGGCTGTCGCTGTTGATTCGGCTGCGGCAAGCATGGATCACTCCACTTTTACGCGCTTACCGGCGCTGTCGGATATTCAAGCTGCGCGGTGGGCGCGTGGACTTCTGCTGTGCAACAACAGGAAAGCCGATACCGTCACGATGGAAACCGAGTTCAATGAGGGTATGACTGCGCTCGCTCGCATCAGCATTGTAAGCGACACGAATGCCGCAGGTGAATGGCTCGCGGAAGAAGTGAAGCACGATTTTGTGGAACGCAAAACCGCCGTCAAGCTGCTGCGCTGCATCGACACGATCCGGTGAGGTGAAACATGGAGCGATACGGAACAATCATTGAACGCGGACAGATTACGGAAGTTACCGGCAACGGCTGTAAAGTGCGCTCCTTTGACCGTGACGGCATCGTTACGCCGCCTATCGAGCCGATCACCGAAGAAACTTTTTCCGTCGATGATTACGTTTACTTCTTTCTTTTTCCGGACGGGAAAGGTCGAATCATATCCCGTTTTTAATCTGCGAGGTACAGCATGGCACACGCTCAAACATTAGAAACCATTATCGCATTGCGCGGACGGGTTGATAATTCCGTTGCGGTATTAGGCGACACCATTACCCTTTTGGGATCACAAGTAAACCGCATCAGCCAACAGCTGATCCGCTTCGGCACCGACAGTCTGGATGTTTTCAAGGACTATGAGCAAAACATGGCAGACGCCGAGGCCGCTTTGCGTACCGGCACCTACCGCGACCGCGCGGCAGAACTTGAGGGCGTGATGGATAAGCTCGAGAGCCATGCGGCAGAATGGGCGCGGACAACCAAATTCCACACATCGGATGTAAGCGCAGCAATTTCCGAAGCCGCGCACGCCGGTTGGGACTATCTTGACATGATTGAGGGCATTCCTGCTGCTATGCTACTTGCACAGGGCGGCGGCATGGAGCTGACAGAAACGCTCGACTATCTTGTAAAGGCACTAAATGCAACTGATACCGAGTTTTCCGACGCGGATAAACTGATCGACCAATGGATTACAGGCGCAAACCTCGGCGCGACGAACACGCGGGAGTTTGGCGACGCAATCGTGCGGATGGGCAATACTGCTATGTTCGCAGACAGCACAGAAGAACTGTTTACGTTGCTGACAGTCCTTGCGAATGTCGGCGCGACGGGCAGCACCGCGGGTACGCTTCTGCGAAACGGCATGATCCGGCTGATCGCTCCGACCGAAAAAGCGAACGCAGCAATGGATATTCTCGGTGCGACCTCCGAAGAAATCGAGGAAGCCCTGTCTGACCAAACAATCGCAAAGGCGGCGAAAGAACTGGAAACGCTCGGCTTTACGGCGTTCGACGAAGCTGGAAATCTAAAGCCGATGCTGCAAATATTCCGTGAACTCGAAGAAGTCACGCGCGACTTGACCGAGGAAAGACGCGATCAACTGCTTTCCGCGATATTCCCGACGCGTTCCCTCTCCGGCGCACTCGCCATTTTGGAAGCCGCAAAAGAAGATTACGGCGGCATTTATGAAATGATCCGTGACAGCGCAGGCGCGGCACAGCTCGCTTCGGATATTCAAATGGATACATACGAAGGTCGTTTGGAAATCTTCAAATCGAAGTGGGAAGAACTGCAGCGCATGACGGGCGAACACCTTGCGCCGCAAGTTGAAAACGTGATGGCAGGTCTTGGCGGTTTCATCGACACCTTGACTACAATGGATCCCGGAAAGTTTGATGCGCTTCTTGGCGGCATGGAAGTTTTGGCGGGCGCGGGTCCCGCCTTGCTGCTCCTCGGCGGCGCAATCAAGTTGCTTGGCTCGCTTGGCACGGCGGGCGGTATCGGCTTGGTTGCTTCATTACTCGTGGCAGGCGCGACTTATGTTGACAAATTGAAAGATGTTGATTTATCTGGGAAATTTGGCAACATGACCGTTGACACTACGAACATCAAAAATTATTTGCGGTCTATAAGTGACGAATACCGCGCAGCCTATGAGGAAACGCGTGAATTTGCCAACGCGGTAAAGGATAACATCTCCGATTTCCAATCTGCTGCGGGAGAAATGTCCGGAAGTCTATTGACCGCCATGCTTACAAAAACGGTCTTGACCGACGAGGACAAGCAAAAAATCTACGGTCTTGCCGATGAAATGCAATCGACCCTTGAGGAAGCGTTTGCAAATTCAACAGCATCGAGTATGACATATTTTACCGCTCTGTTTGGCGGTGAAGGCCTTGCGGAATACGACAGCAATTATCAATCTATCATTGATATGCTTTATCTCGCATACGAAAGTAATTCCGACAAGGTTGAACAGCTCGGTCAGGAGATGCGGGATGCTCTATTTGCAGCATTTGAAGATAACGTTATTTCTTCCGAAGAATATCAGCATCTTCAAGAATTATATGACGGGTTCTATGATGCTGCCGCACGTGCCGAGGCAGACGCGAAGAACAGGGCAGAAGAGGTAAAACGACGGAAAGAGCTTGCAAAAGCGTCGAGTTTGGACTATGACCAGTTCAAAGAATTACAGAATGCCACAGTAAACGAAAGAGATAATCTGCTCGCTGAAAACGATGAAGAACGCTCAAATAAATATTATGACATTGATGTTAAATATGACGAGGCGATTGCAAACGCTGAAACAGAAGAAGAAAGAATAGAGCTTACAAAACAAAAGAACGCCGATCTTGCAGCTATTCGAGAACGTCAGGATGCAGCTCGGGCAGAAGAATCCGCCATGTATGACGAACATCTGCTCGATTTGTTTGAATCGCAAATGCTTGGCAGCGATCTGTCGGGAGCATATCAAGATGCATTAGATTATGCTCAAAAATATTACAACGGCGAATTATCTGCGGCAGAACTACACGACTTTTGGAAAATCGCGTATGGCGGGAACGAGCTTGCCGGAGAATGGTTTAATCCTTTTAAGGCATCTACATCGAACCAGTTAGGCAAAATGTTCGCTGAACAGCTCGATGCGCTCGGTGGATATAACGAAATACTAAACAAGGTCAAGTATTACGAATCCAAGGGACAGCACGATACAGCTCAAAGGCTCCTTGATCTATATGCTGCTTCCAACATAATTAACGGGTTTTCCGAAACAAGAGTTGAGAAGGATTGGACAAAAATGTCCATGCCGTGGCTCAAAATCGGGAATGAGGACTATACAGAAGTTAAAGCCGTCAAGAGCCTTATAAATGGTGATGCCGGAACTGTAGGCGCGTTTGAGGACGCGACACGGCAATATGTCAACGAGCCCATCACCGCAGAAATACAATTATCCGATCCAGAACCCGTGGTAAGCGAATGGCGTACCGAAACAGAAAGAATTATAGCGGAAAATCCTACAGAATACGGTATCGCGTTATCCGACCCAACAGGGGAAGCAGCGGATTGGCGTGAACAGTTACAGGCCGAACTTGACGCGAATCCAGGATCATACTCAATCGGAATACGCTATACAAATCCATGGGAATCGGCCGGGAAATTGTTTGGATCGTTATTGGGTTTCAAAGATGGTGGCCGCGCCACATCACCATCTATCTTCGGTGAAGCGGGCGCAGAATGGGCGATACCGGAGGAACACAGTGCGAGAACAGCCGCGCTGCTTGATGCTGCACGCGAGGCGTCCGGCTTTACATGGCCGGAACTGCTTGCGCGGAATGGCGGTCTAAATTCCAATCCGCAAAACGCGCCTTACACCATCGTTTACAGTCCGACCGTCTACGCACAGGACGCGCGGGATGTGGAACAAAAGCTGAACGATGACAAAAAGCGATTCGAGAAATGGATTGAGGGCTATTTGAGCGAAAAGCAGCTGCAAAAGGAGGTGGCGCAATATGCTTGACAGCGGGCAACGTTATATAGCGAGCGCGGGCGAAACCTTTGATTTCGTTGCTCTCAATGTATACGGCAACGAACGATACGCCGCCGAGCTACTGAATGCGAACCCTTCCGTTTGCGAAAAAATGGAGTTTGTCGGTGGCGAGGAATTGATTTTGCCCGTTGTAGAGGTTACGGATCCAACGGAGCCTATCTATACGCCCGCAAATGCACCTTGGAAGGGATGATGCTACATGGCTGAAATGATTAAATGGGCTTCGCACCAATTTTTAACATCTTCCGCGATCATTCGGAGCATCAACGATTTTGAAATCAGCGCGGGCTGCGACACGGAAAATAAGACCGTAGACGGTCAAACGTTCGCGTCGCGCAAGAATAACAAGCCGACTGAAATCAAATTGACAATTCCACTCCATGCACAACTTGGCGTGGATGTGCAAGCAGAAGCACTTGCTTTTGAATCCGAAGCGCGAGCAGGAACAAGAGGATATTTTTATGCGGCAACAAAAAAACTGTTTCCGTATGAACTAATGCTTGTTTCCGCCACGATCAAGAATAAGGTGCTTGCCTTAAATGGCAAATGGCTCGTTGCAGATGTCGATCTCACCTTAAAACAATGCACGAAAACAGACGGAAAGACCACCACACAGAACAGCACACCCGCAAAGGCATCCGTAAAAACAAATAATGCTGCGGCCGCAACAGCAAAGTCGGTTGCGAGTTCAATCGTATCTGGCGTTACAGCTGCCGTGAATTCCGCAGCCGTGGCTACGAAAAGCACAACAGCATCAAAGGCAAAACAGGTAATTCAGAAAACGGTTGCCGTGAATAATGCTGCAAAAATAGCCTCCGCTGTAAAAAAAGCTGCATCTACTGCCCCAAAAGGTGGCGGAGGCAGTAAAAACAACAAATTGATGTGTTTGAAATGAGGTGATTCGGTGGCACAATATGTGATCGACAATCGCCCGTTCCCTATCAACTGGCAAGAAAACGATCCTGTTCAACGGACACTCCAAAATGCAAAGAACCTTCTTATGACGCGCATGGGCGAGGTCCCTTACGACCGGTATCGCGGGGTTGACCCCGCGATTTTTGATTTACCCTTGCCGATGATGAAAGAACAGCTTTTGCCGGAACTTGATCGCGTAATGCTTTGGGAGCCGGACGTAGAGGTGGTCGAAGCAGACGCAACAATTGAAGGGACGAACGACGTGTATATCCGTTGTGTTGTAGAAATCCAATTTGAATAAGGGGGCTATATGGATAACACAGAACTCCATTATTTGACCTATGATCCGGATGCAATCTGGGAGGAAATGATGCTTGCATATATCGCGGCCGGTGGCGACGCATTATATGGCGGCGATGAAAAAGAAATCCTGTTACGAGGCGTCCTTGCGTCAATCGTACAAGTATTTGCAGGCGTAGACAACGCCCTGCGTATGCAGACGCTTCGCTACGCTGTCGGGGATTACTTGGATATTCTCGGAGAATTGCGTGGGTGTGCACGCATCGAAGCAACAGCCGCAACCGCAACCGTGCAAATTTCTTTCCGACAGACGGGAAAAACCGGAACGCTTCCGGCAGGCAGCAATATGACCGCGGACGGCTTAAACTTTTATGCCACGACTGAGGACATTGCAAAAACAGGCTATGCACAGACAGTAACGGTCTCCGTCGTGGCGACGCGAGCAGGAGCAGAAGGAAACGCATTGCTTGCGGGCAGCGATATGTTTCTTACTGTTACGGATGATTCTGTATCGGAAATCAAATGTATCGCCTCAGCATCTGGCGGCAATATCGCAGAAGATGATGAAACCTACCGCGAACGAATCCGCACCTACGGCTTGGCATCCGTTACAACCGGCCCCGCCACACAATATGAATCGGTCTCTATGTCTGTATCGTCGGAGATCATCGACGCGCACGCTATCAATGCAGGAGCGGGCGTTGTGGCCGTCTATCTGCTTCTTTCGAGCGACACCGGCGCGGATGCGATATTGGCAGCGGTTTATAAAGCCCTTTCCCCGGATGATATTCGACCGCTGACAGATAGCGTGCGTGTATATCGTGCTGCAAACGTTCCCTATACGCTCAACGTCAAGTACAACCCGGCTACAACAACAAGCACACAGATCGCTGCTGCAGTCGAGGACTACCAATCGTGGCAAGATCACAAGATCGGTCGCGCGTTCAATCCCGACCGGCTTTTGGCGAATCTGTACAGCGCCGGGTGTTCACGCGTGCTGTTTGGGGATGGCAGCAGTTTCAACGGTGGCGACGTAACCTATACAGAGATCGCCGAAAATGAGGTGTGTAAAGGAACAATCACGCTGGAGGCGATCAGCGGATGATTGATTTCCGTATCGAAAGACTTGTCCCGCTGTTTCTGTTCAACGATAAAAACGGTTATGCAGTCGCAAAAGCAATCGAAGCGGCGTTGAACGCCATGAACGCCGTCGTGCAGCAGGGCGTAGATTGTGTTATGGATTATGACACTATGCCGGAATGGCGGCTTGACGAACTTGCGTGGGAATCGAACTGTCTTTATGACTATTCTGCCCCTGTTGAGACAAAACGCGAATGGATTAAAAACGCAATCCCACTTTATCAAATCTACGGGACGCTTGAAAGCATCCGGCATTTCTTATCCGGCTATTTTGATGGCGTAGATGTAGAAGAGGCCCCGATATACAATGGCGAACCATATCATTTCCGCGTGACCGTAGATGGCGAATGGACGGACGCAAAAGAAGCATGGGCGCGGCGTGCGATAGCGCAGGCAAAAAACGTTCGGAGCGTGCTTGATGAATTGCGTCTCGGAACGCGCTGCAATGTCGCCATCATGGCGGAAGGTGCGGTTTTGGCACGATTCCCCTATCCATTCACATCGACAGGTCTCTATACCGGCACGATTCCCGATGTGAATACGCGCGGCGTAATCGACACCGCCCCGAAGCTCGGAGCGGGCGGCAAAGCGAAAGGGTACGCGATCCCTTATCCTCTCAGCGGTACAAAACCGGATATAGCCACGTATGGTATGATCGACGAAACGCCAAAGGCCGCAACGAAGGGCGAAAGCGCCGCGCATCCATTTGGCTATCCCATGACGAGCGATGCAATTAAAGCCGGCACGAAACCGAATGTGAACACCATCGGCAAGGTCGTCGAAGCGAAAGCCGGTGCATCCGGTCAGGCCGAAGCGCATCGGATTCCTTACACGCTCACAGGAACGGTGCCGGATGCCGCGACACGGGGGCAAGTAGAAATCGAAATCAACGGCGCACAGGCGGCAGATGTTATCGGTCGTATCATCTACAAAATGTGCGGCGTCGATCAAATCTAACAGGAGGTAGCGAATGGCAGATGTATTCACTCTTGATTCCGTATATCTCAATGCAAAGCGAAACGGAATCAAAAATGACATTGCTTCGGCGCGTTACAAGGTTGGCAACACTTGGTACAACGCGCCGATCCAGTCCGTCGAGGTGCTGAACGACGGGCGCGTTGAGGTCAAATTTTTGATCGACCATACGGTGAGCGGCAACATCACAATATCGGCGATTGAACTGTATGACAATAACGGCGTCCGCATCGGCTCCAAGGCGGTCAGCATCACGCGGGCAGCAGCGACGGAGGGCATTTTGTATGTATGCAGAATTGCCCTTTTCCAAGTCGTTGACAACGCCAGTAACACCGGCGCGTATGACGCGCTATAAGAAAGGAGCACAAGATGAGTTATAACAGCCGACTTGTCTGGAAAGATCATGTTGTGGAGCGGCCGAACACCTATCGAGAAGCCCAAAACTCGGATGGGTCGATCACCCACACCCCTGATCCCGGCGAAGTCATTCAGCAAGGCACGCCGCAGAGCGCGACGAATTTTAATGAAATGGTGGATGCGCTGCAGCATACCGCGACGGCACTTGACTTCTTCATGACCATCACGCAAGCCGAAAAGCGTGACCTGCAGGATCGCCTCGAAACGGTCGAGGCGCAGCTTGCCGCACTTTCTTCGTAAGGAGGCAATCACGATGGAAGAAATCAAAGAGAATATCCCCGAATACGAACCCACAGACGAAGAGATTGCCGAGTGGGAGCGGCAGCGCCGCGAAGCGGAAGAAGCGAAGATTAAGCCGTTCCGCGACCTCGGCAAGCGAATCCGCGACGATGCACAAATCAATGCGGAACAGGATGATCTGATTGCCGATCTGATCTACGAACAAATTACTGACGGAATGGAGGTATAAAACACATGGCGCAGAAACATACCCTTGCGTACAATCTCATGAAGCGCATCATTGATCGCGGCGATTACGACAAGGCCGACGTGCTGAACAAGCTCGATGCCTACCTTGCCGCTGACCGCATCACAGCGGAAGAATACAGCGAGCTGATGGCTCTTGTGGAGGGCGAAGATGAATAACTCCCCGCTTGAATACCTTGCGAAGCTGTACGGCAATGTCGTGAAATACGACGCGGACGGAAACCCGTCTATCTTTGTACGCTTTTACAAGATGAAGTCCTCCGACCTCGATCCGAGTTTGCCGGAACATACGCATCCTGCATTCATCATCAACGACGTGGAACAGGATTCTATTCTGCTCGGAAAATACAAGGCGGGGCTTAATGGTAAATCCAACGGCGCCCTTGTTTCCATGCCGAACATTATGCCGATCAATTCCCTTGGCGCCGATCAAATGCTTTCCCGCATTAAAATGGCCGGAACCGGTATTACCGGAATGACCGTTGCGGACTACGGCTTTATCAAGCTCCTCGCGCAGAAGCACGGTTGGAAACCGAAGGGAAACAATAATTGGGGTGTTGACTACAAAGACGGCACGCCATGGGAGGCCAACAAGAGCATTACCGTCGGCTTGAAACGCTGCTATCAGGGATGGGAATATACCGCCCTTGTCGCACATACGTCGGTTGCGGAGCTGCGCCCCGATCTTGCCCCGACATATTGGGAGAAGGGCAAGTTTATCGGCGGCGCGGCGGCGTCCGATGACACGCAGATGGACACAGCGCATCAGACGGGCTACCGCACGCTGAATGGTAGCGGCCCGAAATCGTGGTATCTCGGCGGCGACGTTGGCAACATGGCCGACTTGATCGGATCGTCTCTCGAAACACAATGGGGCTATCGCCTCTATGACTGCGAGCTGCAAATCCTTCCGAACAATAACGCCGCCGATCCCGACGCGGATCTGTCCGCAAGCTCGGCGGCATGGAAAGCGATCTTGCCGAACCAGTCCGATGATGGCTATACGCTTGTCGCCCCCGGCACGCCCGGCACGCTGCATTGGAACTGGATCAACGGTCAGATTGTCCTCGATACGCAATGCGACGATTTGACGGTAGGATCGAAAGGACAGAACTTCAGGTCGCTTACCGCCAACGCGGAACGCCTGCCGTTCGTCCCGTCTATCGTCAAGGAACTCGGTTTATTCCCGACAGGCAGCGCGGACGACACCCCCGGCTATTACTACGTTAACTTCGTGGCCGGAGAGCGTTTCACGCGCCGCGGCGGCCACTACTACAACTCGTCCGGCAGCGGCCTTGGGTATGTGTACGGCTCCGTCGAGCGCGGCGCCGCGTCCACGAGCTGCGGCGGGCGTCCGCGCTCCCTTGAGAAATCCTGAAAACTGGATGCTGAAATCCTGTAGGGGCGTGCGATAGCGCGCCCCTCGCTTTTAAGATACTATGGATGATCCGAAATACACCGATAACTACCCCGGCCCATGTGCCCAAAAGATAAGTGATATGCGCCAATATGGGCGCTCTATTCTCGATAAGTGGCCGCGATATTTCAAAGAAACACTCGGCAAGGATATTGAGAATGAAATGCTGATGATGCTCCGGCTTGCGACAAAAGGGCGGTTGCATTACATGAACCAATCAACATTGAAAGACCTCGATGTGTCGAAAGCTATGCTTGATGCTTTTTTAAGAGAAGCGAATGCAACAATGTTCACAGACCGAAAGGGCGAGAAACGCAGGCTTTTAACAAACCAATCTTTCGGTGTATGGACTGGTTATACGTCCGAAATCGGAAAGCTGATCGGCGCATGGATCAAATCTACCGCCGACCGAAAGGATCATCGGAGATAGGAAATTGGGAACGTGCCGAGAATTGTTCGGCCCGTCTTATGCGCTCTGAGCGTTTCACGCGCCGCGGCGGCAACTACAACAACACGTCCAACAGCGGCCTTGGGTATGTGAACGGCAACAACGAGCGCGGCAACACGAACACGAACTACGGCGGGCGTCCGCGCTCCCACATACATTCGGTGACGAAATGATTACGAATCAACGTCCGTTCTCTGTTGGGAGGGGCGCGTTTCCGGCGGCGTTATGCGCCGCGAATGAGAAGCCCGTATATGATATACGCGAGAAACGATATACAATACGGAGCATTACCGCGAAGCCCGCGGAAGCGGGGCGCACAAAGGCCGGCAGCAGCTATAGCCGGTCGGAGGCAATCGGAGACGACACGCGCGGGCGCAGAACGGTTTTTATATGGACAAGCTGCATAATCTCAAAGATCGTATCTGCGATTTTGATAATCTTATGGAGGCATACCACGAAGCTGCGAAGGGGAAGCGGTATCGTGATGAAGTAATTGCCTTTTCGTTGAATCTTTCCGACAACATCCATTCGATACAGGATGATCTTTTGAATCAAACCTATATTGTCGGCCCTTATCGTGAATTTTATGTGCGCTACCCGAAGCCGCGCCTTGTTATGGCGCTTGGCTTCCGTGATCGCGTTGTACAATGGGCGATCTACAGACAGATCAATCCATATTTGGACAAACGTTACATAGAGGACAGCTACGGATGCCGCGTTGATAAAGGAACGCTTGCGGCGGCTGAACGCGCTCTATATTACGCGCAGGCGATTTCACGCAAACCGGACGCTTCGGATTGGCATGTTATCAAGGGTGATTTCGCCAAGTATTTTTACCGCGTCGATCATGATAAAACGATAGATTTCTATGCGGGCATTACGGACGATTTATGGTTTATTTGGTTGATCTCCGTTATTATCAACAACCCGGACGTGCCTTTCGGCCTGCCCCGTGGCGCACGCGCGGATGATTGCCCGCGCGACGCTCGGCTTTTCGACGTCGGCGTACCGATCGGCAACCTTACGAGTCAAGAAACCGGAAACCTTTATCTTGATCCGCTTGATCAGTTTGTCAAGCACGTTCTTAAAGCGCACTTCTACGCCCGCTATATGGATGATTTTGTCCTTTACATTAAGGGCAAAAAGAACGCGGAACGTGCTTTTGAACGGATTACCGATTTCAGCCGGGATGAATTGCTGCTCGATATGTCACCGAAATGCACGATTCAAAAGGCAACCGCGCCTCTTGAATTTGTCGGCTACATAATAACGCCGCACGGTATTCGGCTTCGGAAGAAAACAACCCGCCACATCAAGCGTTCTTTGCTGCATCTGCTCGACGAATACAATCATTTCCGGTTGTCGGCAAGCAAGCTCACGGAAAGCGTTGTTTGCTATAAGGGAATGTGTAAGAACTGCAACGGGCACAATCTGGTCGTTTGGATCAATGAACACATCTTGTATCACATGGAGGACAGAAATTTGAAAGCGTCATATAAGATTGTCCCGAACGGCGACGGAACCGTTGACCTATACCTTACGCCGGACGATTGCCCGACGCGCGTGCTGCACGGGATCGTCCCGCCCGAAAACCTTGTGACCGATGTGCGCGAACGCTTTTCCGACTACTACGTTTCCGCAGAGGACGTTCCGACGGACAATCCTTTGCTGTATATAAATCAACGACAGGAGGACAGGTTATGAAAACATACGCGCAGCGTTTCCTTGCGATCATAAAGGCGCTCGTCGGATGCTCGATCTATGTTTGGGGCGGCAACGGCGAGGATTTGGCAAAAATGACCGACACGCAGCGAATGGCATACTACCGAAAGCACGAAACGGAAGGTTCTGCCGAAACGATTGAAAAAAATATCGCCCGTGATGAGGCGCTTTTTCAAAAAATGAAAGCAAAGGGCTGTCCTGTTATACGCGCGTTCGATTGCTCGGGCTTGGTCTACTATGTCCTAAAACAACTGTTTCCCAATCAGAAGGACAGAGCGGCGCGAACCTTTTACGCCGAGTGCAATCCATCAACAGACAAGACGGGCATGAAAATTTCCGATCTTCGCTCGGGCGATTTTGTGTTCAAGTATAACGGGAAAAAGATTACACACATCGGCGTTTTCCTCGGTGAAAAAATGCAGATCATCGACGCGACAGGGCGCGACCTCGGCGTAACGGAACGCAGCCTTACAAGCGATTTTAACCGCTTCGGCAGATGGCCTGCGCTGCAGGCAGAGGATCCAACGCCCGAACCGGAACCCACACCTACCCCCGAACCGGAACCCGCGCCAGTACCCGTCACTACATACGTTCGCGTCAATCCCGGCAAGAGTGTTCGCGTCCGATCCGGCCCGTCCACCGGTTATAGAACAATCAAGATCGCTCATGGCGGCGACCGCTTTCTTTTGCTTGATTATGTCGGAACTGGATGGTATCCAGTTAAGGTTAACGATACCGAAAACGGCTACATCACGAACAAGGTGCAATATACGCACCTATATGATGTGGAGGGGTAAGCGGTGGAACGCTTTATCGCATGGTTAAAAGATTCTTGGGGCTATCTGCTGCTTACGCTCGCGGGATGTGAAGCGATATGGCGCGCCGTCGATCTGTACGGTAAGTTTTCCGCGCCCGCGAAAGCGAAGAAAAAGGCTCATGAAGAAAAGGAAGCCGATACAGACAGGCGGCTATCCGAACTTGAAAAGCACGACGAAAAGGATTTGGGACGATTTGCAGAAATGTCAGAAGAATTGAAAGAGATTCAAGAGGGTATCAAGCGCGATATGGATCAGCGGTTTGAAAAGCAAGAAAAGACGAATCAAACGCTGTTGCTGTCGTTGCTGTCGATCACCAATCACATGATTGACGGGAACGGGATTGACGAACTCAAAAAATCGCGTGACGCGCTCAACAGCGCGATCATTCAGCGAGATAAACCATAAGGATAAGGGCAAGTTGGATTCGCCCTATATGTGGGCTTCCCGCGACCGGCGGGCGGCGCTATAACAAGTTATAGTCAATTAAAATGCCAAAAGGCAGAAAGGAAAGATAAACCATGTTCTACACCGAAGTCATTCAACCGATCCTGTTCGTCCTGTTGCGTTATGCGATCTACGCCCTCGGCGTTCTGATCGCCGCCACGTTGCTTTATTTGCTCTTTGCCTTTGTGATTCCCTTCGCGCGGGAAAAACTCGGCGCAGAACGCTTTGACGCGCTTGTGGCGCGGGTTAAGCACCTCATGTGCGTTGCCGAGCGAAAATTCACCGAGCATAACGCAGGCGTCATGAAGTCCGATTTTGTCATTACAAAGATATTGCAGGTTTTCCCGAAGCTCGATCCTGCCTACATACAGCTGATGATTGATGGATTGATGGCTCCCCTCGAAGAAGAAGGATATATAAACGTGACGCCCGAAACGGATTTCAAGGAGTTTATCATTTCGGCGGTAACGGACGCGCTTGATAAGCTGCCAAAAATAACGGCAGCGGAGGCCGCTACTGATCCGAACGCTGCAGCAATCGGGGATGTTGCGAATGATCTTGTCAATATCGCCGTCGCCGCGGGCGCGGCGACCGTTCCGAACGAAGCCGCCGTTTCCCCAGACGCAGACGAGGACGGCGCTGTTTACCATGATTCCCACAAGCCGAACCCCGCGCCGGAAGTGTTTGACGCACCTCCGGTCGATTAACATACAAACGGCGGTCATGCTCGCGCGTGACCGCCGAATTTTTTTATTTTTGGAATTATGACAAAAGTGCTTTTACCTCTACACCAAGCGCGTCCGCAATCTTGACGGCCTTGCCGAGCGTCATGTTTTCAATTTTAAGTTCTCCGGATTCGTACTTTTGGATCGTGCGATACGGTGCGCCGATCTTTTCGGCAAGCTGCTGTTGCGTCATGCCCGCAGTCAAACGAAGCATCCGCAAGCGGTTCATCCCTTTTTCCATAAGCGCCTCCTGTTTTTATCTACCCGCTATCACATTACGCCTATTTCGGCGCATTGTCAAGTGAAATGGTTTTCGGGCGTTGTCAAACCGCCTCCTTTTCGCGCATGGCGACAAAGCACACACGCAGTTTTCTTTCTCGCTTGATCTCCCATACCGTAAAGCATCCGGCGGGCGGCTGCTCCCGTAGCGCCGTAGGAATGATGTTCTTAACCCTATCCCCTGCGTACTCTTCTCCGATCTCCGGCAACGCTGTCACGATCTTCGCCGTCGCCGCGATCCCGTCCGCTGTAATAATCTCAATCGTTTCCCGAAATGCTGTTTTTCTCAACATAGCCTGTCCTCCCGTAATATGTCCCTTCTGCATGGCTTGCTTCTTTCCGCGACATAAATATGGCTTTGCCTATATCCTCCATCCCATAATACCGTTTATAGTCTTTCAATTTCGCGTTCTTCACGGGTGATACAGCGAACCTCGGGCCGTACCATCCGAAAACGTACCACCGCGCAACGGTTCCGTCCGGCTCTTTTGTGTATAGTTTATCATTGATATTCATAATCATTTCTTCCCGCGTACAAAGCCCACGGGCGGGCTTTGAAATGATTTTGGGGCGTTGCGCCCGGCGTTCCGTTTGCTTTAGCACCAACGGTTTCTAAACTCTGCGAGGTAGTCCTCCCGCGCCGCAAGATATGCGTTGCGCTGTGTCTTATTTAGGCGCAAATCGTCAAAATAAGTCTGCAACTCGTTTTCCACATGCGCCCTATACGGTATGTTCCCGAAAGCATTCAGCACATCCCAATCGCCTTGGGCGCTATATCCGTATTCGTGATTCCACATTTCGCGGAGAAACGCACCTTTCCAGTATTCAAAGCTGTCATTCATCCCGTCCTTTGCTCGTTTCAGCTGCTGTACCAATTCTATGTGGCGACGGATAAACGGCGCTTGCTCTGTCGCATAATACGCGAACGCAACAGGGTTGTAAATCATCCCGTTTACTTGCTCCGTCAATCGCTTTTGCTCTTTCTCGCCGATACAGAATGCAGATATATGATCGTGACGCATACCGTAATAGTTATAGATGAAATATCGTTTGCGTTCGTATTCGTCATAGTCCTTTAACGGTTCCGCTATTTCTTCTTCCGTAAACAGCTTTAGGTTCAGCTCCTTCTTATACAGCGTCCTTAATTCGTCCGCACTTTTCTTCTTGCCGTATTTATGATGCAGCTCGTAATCATTCGCATAATGAATATGGTGTTTGTTGATATAAACGAGGGCGCTATAGCCGAAATATGATCCGAGGTCTGCAAAATAAACGGTGTGTCCCTTTATCTGCTCCGTCGCGTCCGCGATCTGCCGTGCCTCCGCTTCTGTAAGCCGCTTGATTTCTTCGATATTGTAATCTTTCATGATCTCCCCCTTTCTGCCCGCGTATCAAGCCCACGGGCGGGCGGTTGAAATGATTTCGAGGCGTTACGCGCCGGAGGTCGGCGTGAAAATCTCTCCGAATTTCACAGGGGTCATATAGTGCCGACCGGAAAGACTGGGATCCCGCATCTGTGGACAGCGATCCGCCTTGTCGTAGACCGTTCGCACAGTCCATTCGGTTTCCGTACGGAATTGATCGCGGATCGGGCGTGAAAAGCCGCTGTAATCGCTGCACATCACTTCGGTTTTGGCGTTCTCCTTGACGATGGCGGTGTGCTTACCTTTCAGCGCGACAACCTGATAAAAGTCGTAATTGGTTTGATCGTAGCCCCAACAAGAATAGTATATGTCCCCGACGTGTACGCCGTCGGCGTTCTGCGTTTCTTCGCTGCCGCGGCGGGCGGCATAGTCCTGCTCGGCTGCAAATTCTTCGGGCGTGTACGTTTCGACGCGCTCCCGCGCTTCCGTGCGTTCCTCGCGCAGCCGACTATACCGAGCGTCAAGACGGGCTTTGTGTGCTGCTTGTTCCTCGTCTGTCCATGCGCCCATCCCATACCGGCGAAGCGCCGCCGTTTCGTCTGGCTCGGCCTCTAATGCGAGGATCACTCGATCCGGGTATTTTGCCGAAAATGCCGCCTCGGCGTTGCCCGGCGTGTCTGCAATCACCGCCGCATAGCTGACAAGCTGCACAGGCTTTTCTCTATCTGCTGCCCGACTGTAACTGATAACATATCGCATTATTGTCCCTTTCTGCCCGCGTACAATGCCCACGGGCGGGCGGTAAAATGGTTTCGAGGCGTTTCAACGCGGCCATGTCGCGCCGCAATCGCGCACGATGTACCAATGTTCGCCGTAGTCCTCTATTCTATCGCCGCTGTTTCGCAAATCGTGTATAACACAAGCGGTAAGGATTGCACTTAACTGCCGATTCCGGCGCGCATAATAGCCCTTGTCGAATGCACCGGCGTCGTACTTTAGCACAATAATGACTTGGTGAACCTCTCTATAATTCGCTATATCAAATTCGATATTGCTGATGCCGTCGATCTTTAGCAGATCGGATTCAAGCGCCTGCAGCCGGTCCAGTATGCCGAACCGTTCGGCTGCTATTTCTGCATCTTTGTCGTACATGGTAAATCCTCCTTGAAATGATTTCGGGGCGTTGCGGCGCGTCACGCTGCGAACGCTGCCGCAAACGTATCGGGCGAATAGATTTCCCCGCCTTGCGGTTTCTCGGCGATTTGCGGCGCCGTAGGCGCTTCGTGCAGAGCGGCGCTTACAGGCGGCAAGGCGCGAACGTTCGCGGGTTCCGGCTGATCTGCGGGCTGCGATATGATCCGCATAAACTCTGCGGCGGTCATTTTGCGGATGCCGTTGCCGATCCACCGATCAAATTTATCGAGCTTCCCGTTTCCGGGATTATCACCGACAACGAGGATCGTCGTTCGGGCGGGCATATCGGGAACCGCTGTGCCGCCGAGAGAGCGCACCGCTTCACAAGCAACGCCGCGCGTTATCGGCAACTTGCCGGTGAATGCGACGTATTCCCCTGTAAATCTGCTTGATGATACGGCGGCTGTCGCTGTGCTTGATGAAGCGCGAACGTTCGCGGGTTTTGGCTGCTGCTCCTCCTTCGTGCTTGAAATGATTTCGGGGCGTTGCGCGGTAGGCGGCGCAGGATTCTTGCGCGGTCTGCCGACGGGACGGCGGGCGGCTTTCTTCTCAGTCTCTTTCTGCGCTTTCTGCGCCGCTCTATTCGTCTTTTCCTGCTCAGCAAGGCGTTTCTTTTCTTCGGCCTGTCGCGCGGCTTCTCGCTGCGCTTGTCGCTCCTTATCAATCTGTGCGGCTAAAAGAGCGACGCAAACAACAGCAAAGAAAATAAACGGAATCAAGAACATGGCATTTCCTTTCTGCCCGCGTACAATGCCCACGGGCGGGCGGTGCTTGAAATGATTTCGAGGCGTTACGCTGCGAACGTTGCGGCGAACGCTGCAGGCGTAATAGGTTCCGGCGTCCCGGCGATCTCGGCAGGCGCGGGCACTGCAAAGCGTTCGGCAAATTCGTCCGGCGTCAACGTTTCCGGCGCTGCATCCGGTTCGCCGGTCTGCTGCTCGGCTGCATCTTCTGCGGGCGCTTCGGCCTGCTCGGCGCTGATCGTAAATGAACCGATTCCCCCGCGCATCGGGCACAAAAGCGCCTCGCCGTGTTCCGATACGGCATATATCGGCTTTATCAAGCTGCCGCGCTGTGTGTACAGAACGGCATCCGGGAACGTTTCGAGCAATTCCAACAGATACACGGCGTTTACGCACGGGAAGCCGTCGCCGAAGCTGTAAACAAGTCCCTCATGCTTTTCTTTGCGCGCCTTTATTATCGCCTTTAGAGGCTCGATTTCCGGCGCGTACAGCACGGCGCGCTCGGCGGGTGTAGACCTTGCGAACAGCTTTTGAACGTCTATAAACCGTTCGTCGCTCGGCATGGCAGGCAGATCGGCGAGGGCGGTCTTAAAACGGTACAGGCGAAACGTGTCCGTGACGGTCTGCCGTCCGTTTGCGTCGGTGTACGCATATTGCAGGGCGTACCCGCTGCCGTTGGTTTTCTTTGCCGAGCGCAGGACGCGGGCGGCGCGGTTCGTTGCGGTTTTGATGCTGTATTTACTCATGGTTTGATCCTCCTTGAAATGATTTCGGGGCGTTGCGCCCGGCGCGTGGCGGGCGGGTGCTTTTCAGCACACCGCCGCCAACGTCTTTGCAAGGGCTTCGGCTGCCCGGTGCGCCCGGTGCGTCAGCTTCTTGTTCCACGACCCGGCTTTGGGGCTCCAATAGAATCCCGCTGCCTTGATCGCGTCCCGCGCCGCCTTGCTCGGATTCTTGATAATAACGCGGGTGCGCTGCATAGCCTTGTCGAACACGATGCACCATCCCTCGCCGCTGATGCAATCCCCGATAAAGTCCTTTGCAGGGATTTCGCCGTGCCGGTCTTTGTCCTTGATCGGCGCCGGAATGATTTCCGCGCGTTCGGCGGCCTGCTGCTCGGTCACGACTTCGGCAGGCGCGGCCTCGGTGACGATCTCAGCGGACGCCGCTTCGTCTGCGTCGGTGACGATCTCGGCGGGTTCCTCGGTATCTTCGGCGGGCGCTTCGGCCTGTTGCTCGATAGGTTCCGGCACTTCGGCGGTTTGCTGCTCGGTCACATCAACGGCGGGCGCGGCCTCGGCGACAGTCTCAACGGCGGGTGCGTTGATCTCGGCGGGCACTTCGACGCGTCCCTCGGCGGCGCTCAATGCGTCGGCATACTGTTCGGCGTCCGGCGTGATTTTGACGCGGATCGGCTCGGCGGCGTCCGGGACGGTTAAAAACAGCATGACCGAGCGGGACGGCGTGACGCTGTAAGCGGCGGGGAATGTCTTACCGTTGACGGTGACGGTATCGGCGGCGAATGTGTAAACGTGTTTCATGGGTTCAACCTCCTGCGTATTATTGTTTGATATAGTTTCCGGTGTTTCCGGTTCGGCTACTTCTTCGGCCTGCGGCTCGGTCACATCTTCGACGGCGTGCGCGGTCTCGGCGACGATCTCGGCGGCTGCTTCTTCCGGCTGCTCGGCGGGCTGTTCAGCGGCAACCGGCTCGGCTGTCGCTTCCGGCGCGGCTGCTTCGACGCAAATGATTTCGGGGCGTTCGTTCTCCGGGGCTGCCGCTTCTTCCGGCTGCTCGGCGGGCGGGTTGATAAAGTCCGCAACCTTTTGCAGCGCCGTCTCGATCTCGGCAAGCGCGTGATTGACGTGCTGCACGTCTGCATATTTGCCGGCGGCGTGCGCGGTCTTGTGACGGTTTAGGGCATTGACGGCGGCGATAAAATCCCGGCAGGCTGTCCCGGCGTCCCACTCTCCAACACCGCCCGTATAGTTGCAAAGATAGGCCGACAGCGCCGCCCGCGTCTGTTCGATCCGTTCCGCTATGCGGTTTTCGGCCTCGCTGCAATCGTAAGCAGCAGCGGCAGCGGCGGCACGTTCGCACCGAAGCGCGGACGCCTTGCGTAAACGTTCCTCGACGGCGGGCACGGGGCAAAAGCCGCTCTTGTCGATAGGCTCGGAAAGGATGGACAGCGCCCGGCCATAGTTGCCATAACGCCAACCGCCGCGGGAAATCTCGGCCTCGTACTGCTCGCCGCGCCCGTCGATGCGCCGCACATATAGGCGGCTGTACTTTGTACCGGCAACGCGGAACCGCTCGCCGTTTTGCAGGGCGGTCAAATAGTCCGGGGTACGTGGTACGGGCTTGCTGTTTAGATGCTCGACGGCCTGCGCAACGACAAAGACCTTTCCCGCGTTTGCCTTGCGCGCTTCGTCGAAATCGGCGGCGCTGTAGAATGTGTCGATACTATGGCCGTATGGGGTATACTCTTTGTGCCGGTCAAACTTGCTTGCGTCGCTCGACAGCATAACCGAGTAAACCGATCCCGTGCCGTAACGCTTGTGCTGCATAAATAGCACCGCAACCCATTCGCCGCGGACGGTGACAAGCTTCTTGACGCTGTTCGCGGTAAAGTTGCCGACGAACGCGAACGCCGTAAACGGCTTTTCAAAATTCATGCGGGCGACGGCGTTTGCGTACTGGAGGGCGTTGGGGCGCTGCTTGCGAAGATCGGCAACAACTTTCTGCGCGGATTTGGTGAGGTGGAACATTATAAAACCGTCCTTTCTTGACAAGGGCGGCTTGAATTTGCTATAATACTATAGCACCGCCCCTTGTGGGTTGTGTCCTTGCCCCGTTGCCGCTTCTGTCGCCAAACTTTCAGCGGCGCGGGGTCTTTTGTTGTCTGCACTATACGCCATCTTTGGCGCGTTGTCAACCCCTTTTTTGCAATTTTTTTCGGGTTGACCGGTTCCGGCGTTCCCCATCCCCTAAAGGGGATGCAGCCGAAAAAATTTTTTTCTTCGCCGCGGTTGTCGCCGGTTCTGCACCGCGGCGGGCGGCTACTCGATGGAGGCGGCGGGCGGTGCTTAAAACCGATA